AATTCCTTGATAATACTACCGAGTGAACGTGTCATTACCCGAGTCTCCTTAAATTTAGATGTGTCTAACTTTTACTATAGATCGTACATCAAAGGTTTCAAATATGCAACAAAACATTAGAAAAACGCTAAAAAAGTTATTGACTTTGAAACCTGCTCAATCTATACTGACGATAGTTTCAAAAATGAAACCAGAAGGAGGTGAGCCAATGAAACGCGTAGCCAGGCGGCATGCCCCTTACACAAAATTCAAAGCTCTTCTTGATGAAAAAGGGGTAAATCAAGCAGAAATCGCTAATTTATTGGGCAAATCGACATCGGCTTTCAATCAAAATCTTAATGGAACAGGTGGGGACTTCTCTATTCCAGAGCTCAGAATCATCTGTAGAAAGTTTGGTATTAGTGCAGATGAGTATTTTTTAGAGCCTGGGGTTTCAAAAATGAAACATGATGAACACGAGTTGAGTGTTGAGCTGTCTTCTTAATTCAAAGGAAGGTGAGTCCATATGTCCAAATTGATGAAAGTTGAACTTGACTCGGCACAAATTCAAAAGTTGTGCCGAGATCGTATTGCAGAATTGGTTGTTGAGGTTGATGCAGAGTACATCTTTTGGGATTCAAAAGAACTCATGAAGCGCACCTGTATGAGCTGGAATTTCATTCAAGATCAATTCTTCTTCGATCCAAGATTCATAAAACGGAAGGTCGGGACAAAGTGGTTTTTCCCGGTCAAAGAAACCCGCGAATTTCTCCGAGAATGGCTGCTGGAGCAGTCGATCTCTTAGATCTTAGAAAGGAGACATTATGGAAAAATCAATCATCGGTCAGCAGATTGCTGGCATGTACAACCTGGGTTGCACCGCCCCGACGATCCGATCAGCAATCAACGACTTCCGGACGATTTTCGCATCAGATCCGGAAGAGCTCGCGCTGCTGGATGATCTGGAAGTCCGGTATATCACATCACATGAAGTCAGAAGGGAGGAAGAGAACGATGAATAAGAAACAAGGCCAGATGAACCGCATTGAGCAAGATTTAAGAAAAATGTCCTCGGAAGGCGCGAAGCGTTCGGAGATCGTTGAGAGGATCAACTACGAACGCGGCTATCAAGACGGGATTCCCGGGGCGAAAGAGTTCCTCAATCGATTGGAATACGAATTTGCGATCAAGCCGCTGGGAGGGATCGCACTTGGATAAGTTTCCGGTGTACTGGAACGGATCAACCGAAGACCTTAAACGAGCAATCGACCAAGTCACACTTAGCGCCGGACGCGTGGAGGGCGGACTTGTAGCTCCGGGTTTATCTGCCTATTTCAAGAACCAATTGGTGAGCTGCTCCACAGAGGAACTTGAAGGAGAGCCGGAACGGATCATTATTACGGTCGGCGACTTTACGTTCTGCGCAGACAACGAAACATTCAATTTCTTCGCATGCGAGCAAGAGGAACGTGGAGTTTTGATCATTTCAAAAGACCAAAAGACCACTCTTCGGATCGAAGAGATCATCGAATAAACAAGGAGGACGTTATGACAAAAATGGTATTCGTGAAAGATGGCGATGTTGTGACGGATAGTTTGACGGTAGCGGAAGTTTTCGGAAAAAGACATGCGGATGTGATTCGCAGTATCGCGAATCTGGAATGCAGCGAAGAGTTCAACCAACGCAATTTTGCGTCGGTTACTTATATCGACGGAAAAGGCGAAGAACGCCCGAAATACGTGATTACGCGAGACGGATTTTCATTTCTCGTAATGGGCTACACTGGCCGAGACGCTGCGAAGTTCAAAGAAGATTACATCAACGAGTTCAATCGGATGCGCGCAGAACTGGAAGGCCAAAAACTCCCTGCAACAATCACTCCTTCTCAACAGCTTCAGGCGATCCTGATGTTGGATGGGCGACAACAGGAGTTCGAAGAGCGGATAGGTCGGATCGAGAACAACACGACGATCGACTATGGTCAGCAGAACGATCTTCGGAATCTTGGAAACCGCCGAATTGTGCAATTGCTCGGCGGCAAGGATGCTGTCGCTTACGCCAATCAAACCCTTCGTCGCCAAGCCTTTGCAGCGCTCTGGAACGAATTCAAGGATCGCTTTAACGTCAATTCGCGAAATAACACCCGCGTCGGAGAATTTGAGAAGGCAACGGAATATGTTCGTAACTGGGCGCTGCCCGGCAAGATCGAACGACAAGTTGAAGATGAAAATCGCCAAGTCAGAATGTTTTAAGAAAACGGAGGGAACAAGATATGGAACGCATTGGAACGCAGATCAAAGGAAAAGATGTAACGCTGGGAGGGCCGAAGACATCGGATACGCTTCGGCGGATGGCCGCTTATCATGCGCAGCGTGAAGAGGTATTGGCGGCGCAAGGACGGCCGCAGATGGCGCGGGAAGCACATCGGCAGTACAAGCGGTACTTACGCAGTACACGAGCGGCCAGTGCGGTAGAAACGATGATGAAAGAGAGGAAATACTGCTCGGGTTCGATGTGCGTACGCGAGATCTCCGGCGAAGAAGTTCGGTTTCGCGGAAGTTACGGCGAAGTATTCTGCTGCCGGAACTGTATGGAATCCTATTATCGGCGCATAGAAAAAGACCGCGTCGGAAGCGCGGTCTTGATCTGAGGCACATATTTAAACTTTGTACGAACAGAATATCATGATTTCCGGAAAAAGGGAAGGAGCAACTTACATGGGAGTCGTTGTTGGCAATAGGCTCGAAGGCGAGATCGAAGGATATACCCGTGATATTAAGAGACTTCGGGTATTAGCGGACGAATGCAAAGAAGACGCTGCCGGATCGTTGCTCGCCAAGATTGACTACTTGACTCAGGCTTACGGACTGATGGGCCGTGTAACGGCTTTTCTGAAGCTCGAATACCGAAAGGCATATAACAAGCGCAAACGCGTCTTCGCTGAGACTAAACGTGACACTCCACGTGGAGACAAGGGCAACGCTGCTCTTTTAAAAACGCTGGATCTGATGGACCAAGAAACCGAAGCGGAGCACCGCTGGGATATCTGGGATGCAGAGAGCGAGTACATCAAAGAAGAGTTGTTCCGGCTGCATCTGCTCGCCCGGAACGATACGGCCATGATGCGTTTCGGAGGTGCTGGGTTGTGAGCATGCCATTTCGCCCGCAACCGAAGCCTAGCGCTAAAGCCAAAGGAAAGAAATCCACCAGCTCCACTCAAAAGAAGCGTGGAGACATCGGGAAAAATGCTGACGGCAAGCTTAAGGATCGTAGTCATGGGATTTGCGAACTATGTGGAGAAGCTTGGGCTGAACAGCGTGCGCACCTTACCGGGCGTCGGCATATCGATCACAACACAACGGAAATGGATCTGCTCCATCTTTGCGATCCGTGCCATGACTGGTTGGATGAAACACCAAAGGGCATACAGGCACGCCGGGCTATGGCAATGCTAGTGAATTACACTTCCGAGCACTTCCGGGAAATTCCCGGAAATTCCGAGAAAGTGCGGGAAACGAAAGGAACGTTTGACGATGGCTGAAAAGCGAATGCTCTCCAAAGTAATCTCCATATCGGAGAAAGTGAACCTGCTGCCCGACGTTTTCGACATGCTGCTGTTCACCTGGATGATTCCGCACACGGACGATTTCGGCCGTATGGCTGGATCGCCCGCGAAAATTAAGGCGCTGGTCGTCCCGATGTTGGATAAAGGAATCGCTGACGTGGCGCGGTCTCTGGATATTTTAGCCGACGCTGGTCTGATTCTCATTTACGAAGCGGAGGGTGATCGCGTCATCCAGATTGTGAATTTTGAGAAGCACCAATCGGGTTTGCACAAGCGGACAAAACCTAAATTTCCAGCTCCTCCTGAGAATGTTCCGGGAAATTCCGGGAATCGCCAGGAATTTCCCCTAGAAGGGAAGGGAAGAGAAGAGAAGGGAACTGAAGAGAAGGGAAGAGAAGGGGAAGGGAATGGAACTCCGGCGTTGCCGGATGAACTCGCCCCCACTGATCCTTCGGATGATGAATGGTCTCGTTTGGAAAAATTGATCAAGGAATGCGACTTACAGGATGAAACGCTTTATTCCCAAGATCAGATCAAATCATTTATCGGAGTTGTAGAAATCGGCGTAATTGAAGCAGCAATTAAAAAAGCAACTGGCAAACATGTGAACTACGCCTTGAAGACGTTGAAAGGTTGGGCAGCAGAAGGAAAGACAAAAACGGCTGACGTATTGCCGGCACCGAGGGTAGGCGAACGGAAACAGCAGTCAAGTGGCGGTAGGGCCGGTAAGCCGGAATTGCCCATCATTCAAAATGATCCATCTCAGACTGGTGTAAGCGATGATCAGTTTGCCGAATACATGCGCCTGGCAGAAGAGCGTAAAGCCAGAAAGGAAGGAGCATCCCCACGTGCTTGAGACAATGAGCAGCAGGGAGCTGGAAGACGTAGCAGCCGACGAATGGCTCGACTATGACATCCGGATCGCGGCGCAGACGGAAATCTATCGGCGGCAGTATACGCCAGAAGGGGCGAGGCATGAAGGGATTCAAAAAGAATGACGGCATGATCTTCGAAAACATGTTGAACATCACGAATGAAATGTACGATCGCCTCGGCGAAGCAGTAATTAACAAGCGATCGACACCGATCAAAGTTTTTCGAACTCGTGGGAACAGGGTGCTAGACGCTGTATACGAGAAAAAGTCCACGGTGGATTACGATGGAACCATCAAAGAGCGCTCGGTTTATTTCGAAGCCAAATCGGTTTTAGAAAAAACGCGCTTCCCGCTGTCCAATATTGAAAAGCATCAATACGAGCACTTGAAAAAATGTCATAAGCAAGGCTCGATCTGCTTCGTGCTCATCTTCTTCATCCCGCACCAGGCGATCTATCTGATCCGGTTCGAATTGCTTAAGGAATATTGGGAATCGGCGTCCGCTGGCGGGAGGAAGAGCATTCCGATCGCGGAGCTGAACGAGCGGGCACACAAATTTGGAACAGCCGGACGGGCGCCGGTCGACTACCTTCCGATCGTGAAGCGGATATGGTTCAACCAGCCGGTATAAAACTCGCCTGCTACAGATGCGGAGCGACGATGATTGAACACAAGACGGACCGATTCCGCTGCCCGAAATGCGGATTCTGCGCCGAACAAATGAGTCTGGAGGGAATACCAGATGCCAAACACAAAAGGATTTCTCAACCGGGAAGAGGTAAAGGCGAGCGGTAAGCCGGTCCTGCTCCCGCCGGGAGAATGGCGGGGAGTTGCGCCCAAGAACTGCTTGTTGTTAACGCGAAGCCGCTGCGAAGCATATGAGTGTCCGGTGCAGTCCGGAGAGGTTCCGGCAGCCTACGGGTACACCGAAAAGCCGAAAGATGAGTTCCGGTATGTCCCGCTGTTCGCCCGCTATCCGGGCATGATCGATATGGACAAACTAGACCCTGTACATCGCATGCAAGTGGAAAGGATCATCAGCTATGACAAATCTGACTCGGCTTGAAGCCGTAGCAACCGGCAAACCGATCGCGCTGCCGAAGAGTTTTTACTTCGACGCCGACTTCTTCACCGGCGCTGAATGGGTAGGCGAGCGTCCGCCGGGTGTCGTCTTCCTCGGAGCGACGCATGCAGGCGACGCCAGTAGCCGCCCAGTCGCCGAGGACGAAGAACCCATCGCATATGTCCACTATTTCTATAACAAGCTAGAAAGGTGCTTCAAGCCCGTGTACGGACGTGCTCCCGAGGAGGTCAATCCTCAGCGCCTCAGCCGATCAGAGACGGCACTGTATGTCCGGGTGCTGATCGAGAGCGGCAACTACAAGACCGAAGAGACGGAATCCGAAAAGCTCGTCCGAGATCTGACGGAGGATTACAAGACAGCGTGCTATACAATCCGCTGTGTAATGGCCGAATGGTCCGTTGATCCGGAACGGAAGAATCCGAAGCGGAAACGCGAAGTTGCGCTGCGGATGCAGGAGGCCGAACGGGAACGAGACGAGATCCACGCGGCGCTGATCGCCGCGCAAGAAAAAGTAATGGAGGAGGCTGAGTCATGCAAAACGACTACGTGATTCAAGAGGGGCGAGCAAAGGCGAACTTGGCAGAAGAAAAGCGACTGCGTAAACAACGGGAGCGGCAGACCAAGCGGGTTTTGAAAGCCTTCTGTAAAGCGGATCGGAAGCTTGAACGGATCGCGACGGCTTGGAAACAACCACCGCACTGGCGTCGTGAAGCCTGGACGCGGCGGATGAATAACCGTTGGGCAACGGCAGCCGGAGAACGAGGGCGGCTGGCAATGGAACTGAAGCGGATCGCAGGATGGTAGGCACGGCGAAGGCAGAACGCGTTAGTTCTTACTGGCCGCAACTCAATCGTCCAGAGGGAGACAACAGCCCAGTTCACACTGTTTGCGAGCAGATGGATTTTCATTGGACACAAAACTCGGTAGCAGAGTTCCGGAGATTGTGGAGATCAGGCCTGACAATGCCCGAGATCGCTGAGCATTTCGACCGTGACCCAGATGAGGTTTTACTCCTCGTTATCGATCAGGCGCGCCGCGGCTTCATTGAAGCTTGGCGGCCGCCAAAACAAAAAGAAAACGGAGGAAAGAATCGTGCCAAGAAAAAAGAAACCTACCCCGCATAGATCGGGGCTGAAACCAGGCGACACGGTCGTCATGCACAGTTGCTACGAAGCGCCAAAGCACGAAGGACGTATCTGGACGGTACGTTCTGAACCTTGGGACTTATGCGGGACTGAAGTCGTTCTGCTCGAAGGATATAGCGGAGGATTCTCTACCGAGAAGTTGGCTCGGGCAAGCGTATGAAGACGCGGCACGCTCGGGATGATCCTTATTTCAATGACGCGCCTTACGACATCATTCATGACGAGCGCGGCAAGGTGATCGGCGAAGTCTTCGTGACGGCCGAATCCTTGCTGCCGAGGAGGGAACGCGAATGGAGCCTGCAAGCAGCGCCAAAAAGGAAAAAGAAGCCTCTGATCAAATCCCGCTCTGCAAACACTGCGCCGCAGAAATGATCGCAGAGACGCCGGCGCGCTGGATCTGCCCGGACAGGCACTCCCGAGTCGTCAACAAGCGCCGCAGCGCACGATTCGATGGACGTTTTTATCGCGAAATCGAAAGTGGGCAATTGGTATTTACGGAAATGGAAGATACGGAAGGCGATATCTACTTCCGCGAAGACTACCCGAACCCGCACGGCGACGAGGGAATTATGCCGCGTTGGGAGTTTGAAAGGAGGTATCGGTTGGATGATTGAAGCGACCGGATGCCCGGAATGCGGGGCGGCGATGGAGTCCGACGGCGATCGGTACGCATGCGCAGCTTGCGTTCACCGAGGAGAGCAATTGACACTCGAACTTCGGAGGGAGCGGAAAAACCGAATGAGCGAAAACAAAGAATTTGCGTTGCAATTGGCCGAAGAAAAGCTCGAATTGGATCAAGAAGTGATCAAGCAATTGAAATGCGAACTAGGACTGGCCCTTCATGATGCGAAAACGTGGATGAAGAAGGCGAAACGTCTGGACGGATTCGTTCGCTACGAGTGCGAAGGTTGCGGACGCGGCTTTGCCGTCGATGAGTCCAATGACAACGAACTCAATGAACCCGCTTGTCCGGAGTGCGGCGGAACGGACTGCAACGCGACGGAGCTGCCGCGATGAATCCGAATGTCGAGCAAATGGCGTTGTTCGACTTCCTCGGTGATCCGACGGAGCAGGCTGAGATCGCCGCGCCGCTGACGTCCCCCGAAACGCCGGAAGCCACGGCGCCGCCTGCGCGCAAGCCGTACATGGGAATCGAGGTTTCGCCGCGGGACTTCGACGGCATCACGATCGGATCGGTCTGCGAAATCATCGCAGAGGACCCGCGGAAACAGCGGTTGCCGCACCTATTCACGAAAACTGAGGTTGGCAAGCGCGTGATCGTCGCGCAGCTCAGCACCGATCGCGGAGCGCGGTGGGTCTGGGCATACGAGGCGAAGCCGCGGCGCTACAAGATAACGTCGAAAGGAAAGAAAATATGCGAATACGACCCGAGCTGCATGATCGCGCCTTACCCGGTGGAACGGCTGATGCCGCTCGACCAGAGCACCGCGGATCTGACGATGAAGCTGATCGCGGACTGACTGTCTGGATCGTAACCCAAACCGGATACACCGCCACACTCGACCTAGCGCAGCGCATGTGTACACCGGGAGCGCAGGAGTGGGCAGAGCGCAAACGCCCCGGCACGCCAATTCTGGACCCCTCTCCGCTCTGGATCGAGTGGGGATGGGTAGAGCCTGCACCGCATCCGGTGGAACCGGTTGGGCAACTGACACTATTTTAAGAGGAGCGGATAAACATGTTCACGAAAAAGCAGCTCGACAAGATCGGCAAAAAATACGCAAAGGTCGCAGAGGTCGGCGTTTGGGAGTATGCAGAAGGATCGGAATCGGAAATCGAAGTTTACTATTTCGGCTATCAAGCCCATGGGAAACCAGGAAAGATCAGCGACGGCATTATTGCAATGAATCGACTCACAGATGAGCAGTATGATCGTCCGGCAGGATTTTGGCTGGCGCATCGTTTCGAAACCTCCCCGGGCTGGAACGTCTGCATCATGGTATCGGATCGCTGGCTCGAAACGCATAAAGGCTTGGACCGGTACAAAGCCGCTTGGGAACAGGAATTCAAAGAGGCGAAATGATCGGCCTCCGCCTCATGGTATTATCCGCCGTCCTCCTGATCGTCGCCCTAGCTGCGGCGATTGGTTGGCTGGCTTGGGAGGGGCTGACGGCGATCATCGACTTCATTACGGGATAGGAGGTTTCGACATGTGGGGAGACGCGGTAGCATCAGCGTTTATCGGCGTGCTGATTGTCACGGCAGCGATTTTTATCGGGATTGGCGTATTTATCGGCTGGCTGATCTGGGGATGATTTAGCCCTACGGGGCATACAAGGAGCGTGGGACGGATGAAGCCGAAATTCAGAACAGAAAAAGCGAATGACGGATTCGAACGAGCGGTATGGTGCATTTATACGGACAAAACGGGCAGATCGGTCAGGAGCTATTTCAGCGCACCAAGCCCTTCGATTAGTCACGCAGGATTCGAGTACATCAAAAATCGCTGGGGAATTCGGCACTGGAAAACAGCAGAATTCATCCGTAAAGAATACGGACGTCAGATCGGAGAATTTCTGGCAGGGGAGGAAACAGAGGAATGAGGCGGGAGATAAGAGTAACCAGATGCGCGGATTCCGACCTGAAGCTGGCTAAAGCCGCTGAAGAACGAGAGGAAACAGCAAAGCATGCGGAAGCGCTTGTAAATTGGCCGCCGCCGGAATGGAGAGAACCTAGAAAGCCGCATCCCGAAGTCGAGCTGGCTGCCGCTTTGCGGTTTTGGATCGCGGAGTGCGCGCGGCTCAGTACGAGACAATCGACTGTGAAAGGAGCAGAGGAATGAGCCAAGAGAGAACAGAGACGTACACTTTCGGATTTGATGAAACGGAGCAAATGTTTTTGAGATTGTTCAGCGACACTCTCATTCACGGCCTCACGATCAATCAGCAAAAGGCGGCGCTGTCCGACCTGTTGACGGCGCGGCGGGAGGAAGACCGCCTGAACGCCGTAATCACCGAAAAGGACGATGCAATCGACGAATGGAAAGAATGGTATGAAGCGGCTCTCAAAAAGATCGATGACCTGACGGCGAAGGTGCATGAGCAGGACGAAACAATATCCGATCTGGAACGTTCCGTTGATGATCGAGAATGGGTGATCAACGAGCGCGATAAAAAAATCGCTTATCAAAGGTCTAAGCTGGCAGAGCTGGACGAAGCAGACGCGTGGGCCGAATACTGGCGCAGAGAAGCCTTACGCAATCACCCGACCCAAGAAGCCTACGACGCAGCATGCGCGGCGTTGGAGAAGCACAAAGAGCGGGCAGATGCCGGAGATAAAGAGAACGGTCGGTTGCTGGCGGCATTGAAAAGGATATCTGCGATTGATATCTATGAAAACGAGACGTTACTTGCTAAACAGATCGCAGACGAAGCCTTGGAAGGAGCGCAATAAACCAATGAGTGAACAAAAATATAGCAAAACAGAATACCTGAACGCCTTGCTGAACATGATTCAAGGGACGGCAACGCGGAGTGAACCGTCGCAGCCGAGTGACGACGACATGATTCTCAGTGCAGCGATCACGGAGTTGGTCGAAGGCAGAGAAGAACTGGAGCGCTTGCGCTCGGCTCCGACAGGGATCGACTGGAAACCGTTTAGTCGGCAGATCGCGAAGAGCCTTGAAGAACGCGATTACCTAATCTGCTGCAATGGAGTCATTGTGCAGGCGACCTTTGATGTAAAAGGCGGATACTTCTGGCGGCAGATCAGCCAAGAAGAAACACGCATGTTTATGACAAAGCTCGTGACACATTACGCAGATTTCAATTTGCCTGAATGATGTTTGGGGGTGGACGTGCAAGGTTCAAGTCGATCACCCCCAACCATTTGCAAGCATAGGACGCAGCAGTCGCATTGCAAGGGCATACTCGTCAACCGGATCTTTGGCAGCTTTCCAGGATTCGAAAAGCGGCAAGAATTCAGGGGATTCTTCAACGAACTTTGCAAAATACCTTCTGTCTGAATTGGTTACCACACGCATAATTAAAAACCTCCGTTAATTTATTTGGCTCTCACCCTTAAATGTCGAAATGAGCGCCTGGCATTGTGCCGTTTTTTCAAAAGAGTTTTCAACTCTCTCTGATAGCCCTATACGGACCGATACAGGCTGGGTAAAGGGGCTTTTTCAAAAAGATTTCTTTTTTTCTCTTTACGTAAGGCCAATATCGCGAGAAGAACGCGTAGCGTGACACAGATTTATAAAAAAAAATTGGAGGCTTGACATGAAAGCATACACAGTAATCCAGCCTTGGGCGACGCTGCTCGCCCTCGGTCTGAAATCAAATGAGACACGTAGCTGGCCGACAAAGCATCGCGGACCCGTCGCAATCCATGCAGGCAAAAAGATTGATAAGGCAGCCTGTCGTTGGGAGCCGATCTGCAACGCTCTGGCCGCACATGGGTACGACGAACACAATCTTCCGACCGGAGCCGTCCTAGCAACGGCGAATCTATCTAGTTGTCGGGAGTCTATCGCAGCAGTACCAGGTGGATACAATTTAGCCGGTGGATTTTTCGTTGATCGTACTGAAGCTGAGTTCGGAGATTTCACGCCCGGTCGGTTCGCGTGGGGAATGACCGACGTTCAGCAGCTCGCCGATCCGATCCCTGCTAAAGGACAACTCGGACTCTGGAACTTTGATATGGAGGCAGTCCTGAAGCAGAGCGAGAATCGAGGTGCCGACGATGGCGAACTCAAAGATTGAGCCGCATCATATCAAATTGGCGTCTGAGCGCGGCATTTCTGAAGGCACGCTGAGGGAGCGAGTAAATCGACATGGTTGGACGCCGGACAAGGCGGCTGTTACGCCGTTGCTACAAGATAGAAAGCAAGTCCGGAAGCGTCCGGGTCCGCCGCGGTCGGCAACTCCAGAAGAAATCGCCGATATGGAAGGGCGCGGCGTGCACTATACCGTCTGGCCGAAAGAAGAAATAGAAGCCCATCTTGCGCGGATCGGACCGGATAAAGGATTCGAAATGCACCAGAATAGAGGAAAGCAGACCTCGGTTACAGGTCCGCAACTGACAAAGGGAAGCAGCGGCCGCTATTACCGGAAAGGCGGAGAAGGATAATGCAGCAGCGTATGACGCCGGTACCGCGTATCGAAACGGGCATTACTCCTGCAGCGGCCGGTTCCGTAACCAGCTACTTTATGTCGGACGAGGAGCTGGAAGAGGTACGCCGCAGGTATCCAGCTTCCCCAGGCAAAGCGAAAAAGCAAACAGCAGTTCACCTACAACCTAAGGAGGAACGAACGTACATGGGCAAATTCAGCCTGACGGAAAAAGAATACGAAGCGGAGTTGGCTGCGGGGAAAACGAAAGAGCAGATCGCCAAGGAACAAGGAGTAACGGTCGGCGCTATAAACTATCATCTTCATAATTGGGGAGAAGCAGCAGTAAAGGCTTCGAAGGAAGAAGCGGAATTGATGCGCGAGAAAAACGCTATCAAGGATGCCAGCGACCCGGAAAAGGAGAAGTTGAGACAGGAAGTCGCCGCATGGAAGCAAGCTGCAAGCGAAGTGCGGGAAGAGCTGGAGAAAGCGAATGACGAGCGGGATCAATACAAATCGCTTGCGGAAACGGCGTCTGAAGAAGCGACAGGATGGCAGGGGCAAGCAACAGCGCTCCAGCAACGAATCGGTGAGCTGGAAGTGGAGCAGGCAAACTCGGTGGAGCAACCAATACAACAGCACGTTACCCTCGATGAAAAGGGATTTCACTTCATCAACCCGCAACCCGAAAATGAGATTGATCGAATCGACCGAATGATCGTCGACTTGCAGCATGCGCGCCAAACCATTGCTTTCGTTAACGAATGGGCTAGAATACAAAATTAAACACCTGATAATTTCATAATAGAAAACAGTATGTAGATCGAAAAACGGGATTTCTATACAACAAAAGCCCCGCAAGCTTGGCCGGCGGAGCGGGGCGTTTATATAGTTTCCTCTTGCAACCATTTTATCATAAAAGGGGAACGAGAGGGGAACATGAATATTGAACAGATCGAGATTTTTCCGGCAGTCACGGATGACGAGAAGCGAGCGGTACGCACGTTGTTGGAACGATACCCGCGGATGAAGACGATGTGTCTGGCATTGGAGCGCCGGACGAACCGGACGGATCGAGAAGAGGATGTGCGTCGCGTGTACCGGCGGATTACCGACGATATCGACACGGCCGTAAATCTGATCGTCGATGATGAGGTGCGGCGTGTGCTGGAGGAACGATATTTCCGATCCCGAACCTACAAGATGACAATATTTCGCTTTGCAGCCATGAGCCCGCGTACGGTCGACCGTCGCATAGAAGAAGGAGTCGAGACTATTGCAGAGTGTCTGAAGCTCTGGGGGCACGAAATTTTATAGACCGACACGCAGTCGGTCTATTTTTATGCTTGCTGATTTGTTAACATTGTAAGGTGAAAAATTAGAAAAATCCAGTAATAATAGGAGGGCACGGAATGAGCGAAACTAAAAAAAATGAAAATAAAAATTGGTGGAAAAGAGCAGAGAATTATTGGATAGGAATTGGATTCATAGTTATTTTGGTAGCCGTGTCAACACCTTTTTTGATTCTGCATAGGAATCATAGTGATTATAGCTTGAAGAGTTTTGAGGCGTTAGGGGTAGTGGGAGACTTTTTTGGGGGTACAACTGTAGGGCTTCTTTCATTAGCAAGTATACTTTTTGTTACAGCAGCCATAGTCATGCAAAAAGAAGAATTATCGCTACAGCGAGAAGAAATACAAAAGACGAGAAACGAATACGAAATAACAAATTCTACTATGAAAAAGCAACAATTTGAAAGCACTTTTTTTAATATGATTAATTTGCAAAATCGAATTATTAATGATATGAGAATGAATTCGCCTAAAGGAGAAAATCTACAACGAGTAGTATTAAAAAAAATTCATGAGCGGTATAAATCTATTCAGTTTCAGTATCAAACTGAATTTATTTCTAATAGTAATCAAGAAGACGTAGATGAACTTTTAGCAAAAATGAATATAGAACTTGAAATGAAAAAATATATTCAGCAAAAAAAAGATGCAAGTTCAAAGATAAATGTTGTATATGTAGATCCATCGCCAGATGCCAATCTAAAAAGAAAAGAGAGTGAAGAAAAAAAATGGAGGGAGTTTGAGGAATCAGTCAAAAGAAATGAAGAAGTAGGCTGGTTAGACATGCTTAATGGTTTAAACAATACATTTACTGCTGTAATAAATGATCCTCAAAAAAGACGATTACTTTTATCGTCTATTGATCTCAGTAAATCAGCAGTGCAAAGTCCGTTAGTAGAAAATTTCAATAAGAACTATAACACTATGCCGCTTTATAGCTTAAAAAAAAGATGTTTTGAAGAAGTATATGAAGAATTTAGAAATGTTTTAACTCATTATTTTAAGAATCTAAAACAAATTCTTTACTTGATTGAAAAGGAACATTTTTTTGATGAAGACGTACGAAATTTAGAAGAAAAGAAAAAATATAGACAGATACTTGGAGCACAAATTTCTTCAGCAGAAATACTTGTTATATTTTATTATACGATTTACTCGAAAGAAGGCGAAGAATACAAAGAATTGCTACGAGGAAAAGAATTTTTCATAAATGAGTTAAATGAAAAAGAATTTATATGGAGTAATGATTTTGAAGAATTAAAAAATTTAAATTAGGTGCGAATTTAGAGGAAAAGCGATTAGGAATTTTGACGGTAAGTTGACGGTAAGTTGACGGCAACATGGCGGCAATATGACGGTGGTTCACCCATACAGTAAAAGGCACAGGGAGCAAGTTTCCCTCGTGCCTTTTTTTGCGTTTTTGGGCAAACGAAAGCCCCGCTGCCGGCCAAAGCTCACGGGGCACACAAGCAAGCATTTTTCCTAACCATTTTATCATGAAAAGGACCGGTGAGGAACGATGTTAACGCAAGAAACCTATGAGGAAGTAAGTTTTACCGTCAAAGATTTGGGCGGAGCGACAGCACTGACGTACCGGAAGACTCGACTCGCCGCCCAGCGATCGTACAACAGCATGAAAGAGTCCGTGGACGTGCTGAAAAATAGATTAATCCAAACGGAAGACGAAAAGGCGTCGCTCAAGCTACAAACGCAGATCGACGCGCTGGAATCGGAAAAGAAAGTCCTGAGTGAAATCATTTCTGACTGTGAGTTCGTCGAGGAGTGGATGGTTACAGGGCGACGTCCGGGGAATAAACGGGGAATCGAACGGCAGTCAGCATACCGGCGGGAGAAGTTAATGGACCCAACCCATATGCAGTCCTTTGTTCAACCGGAGGCATGCGGCAGCCCGTCGACAATCGGCGAAACGGAACGCGAACGGATCGAGGAAGCTTTGAACACGCTGAGCACGCGCGAACGAGAATGCTATATTCTTTCTCACGGGCACTGCTACAGCTTCTCGGAAATCGCTAAAACGCTGAAGATCACAAAAAGCAGCGTGCAGAAATTTATTACACGTGCACAAGATAAAATTTCGAAAATATGTATCGAAAATTAATCTTGTCATACGACTGCCGCCTATAAGTGAGAGCCATAAACGAAATTAATCTTATGGGATTTCGAAAGGCGGCGGACTGGACTGATCTTCAGTGATCGTGAAGGCCGCTGCCGTCCATTAAACGGGAGGCGATCGGATTGATTGGATTGGGAGACGAAGTCATACGAGAAGCCGAACAAAGATTTGAGGAACAGTTGAATGCATTTTCCGAGTTTTCGGGAATATCGAAAAAAAGTATTCTTCGGATTTTAATAAACGAATCAAGAATGCGGATGAGCTTTGACGAAAACGGGATACGGTTGGCGAGTGAGCCGATCGCTGTGGATGGAATGAGCCCATACGGTATTCAACAGAAGTGACAAGTCCTGCCCGGCGCGTTACACATACCGCAGGCAATCGGAACTGGTTCAGTCGGGCGGACATCACATATACGCAGGCCAGTGACCGGGGCGAAAATACCGGCACGACAGGGCGCAAGCCATCAACGCCCGTAAGCCGCTGGGAGAAAACGACGACACTCTCAGCGCAGGGCGTATTATAAGCAGCGGAAGCTCATTGGTAGAGCACGGGGTGGCCACATAAAACTGTGCCCGCGGTTGCCGGTTCGATTCCGGCTCGTTGCATTGCTTCACCTTTTTATTCAAATCCTTACTCGGGTCGCCTGCGGGCGGCTCTTTTTTGTACGGCAGTAAACAAACGATTTCGAATCGGGGGTGGTGACATGTAGCAATGGCGAGAGAGCGAGACCCAAGGCGGGCGGAAGCGGAAAAGTTGTGGCTGGAGAGTAAAGGGAAGATCGGACTCAACGAGATCGCCCAGCAGCTCGACTTACCAGACGCAACGATCCGCGGATGGAAAAACAAAGACGGATGGGCAAGCAAGCTGAACGGCGGGGACTCCGGATCAGCGAAGGGAAAAACGAAGAAAAAAAAGCAGCAATCGAAGGGAACGGAACAACCGAAAAAAGAATCGGAACGTTCCGTAAAACGATCGGAACGTTCCGATCGAATACGGAACGTTCCAAACGACGAGGAGCCTATCGAAGAGGAGGACCCTGAAATCGAGGGTTTAACCGATAAGAACAGGCTTTTCGTCATGGAATACCTTCGAGATTTCAACGCCACGCGTGCGGCAATGAACGTCGGATACAGCAAAAAAACAGCCTCTTCCATCGGATGGAGATTGTTGAGAAAAGTTGAGATTCAGACGGAGATCGCACGCGTTACGGAAATGATGGCCGCCGGCATCGGATTGAGCGTTCAGCGGATCATCGCCGAGTGGATGAAAATCGCCTTTGCAGACATCACGGATTACGCCCGTTTCGGACAGGAAGAGTACCCGCTGTATCACAGAAGCGGACGCCCGGTTCTCGACGAAGACGGCAAACAAAAATACGGCACTCGCAATTATGTCGATCTGGTCAACTACGACGAGATCGACGGCGCCGTCATTTCCGAGGTCAAGGAAGGCAAAGACGGATTCAGCGTCAAGCTTTACAACAAGACGGAAGCGCTGAAGCAGTTGGAGAAGTACGCCGGATTCCTCACCGAAATGGATCGATTGAAAATCGAAAAGGCGAAGCTGGAAGTTCAGCGGCTTGAGGGCGGCGGAGACGCGGACGACGAATTCATTGAAGATTGGGTGAGCGGGGTGACGGGCGATGACAACGGCGACGCAGCCGAATAAACAGGCGCTCGACAAACGCCGCGCCGCCTTCAAAAAGCGAATCCCCATGTATCGGAAAGATCCGGTATTGTTCTGCCGAGAGATCATCGGGTTCGAACCGGACCCTTGGCAGGCGGATACGCTGAAGGACTTGGCCGAGCATCCGCGCGTTTCTGTACGATCCGGACAGGGTGTTGGGAAGACGGGGCTCGAAGCGGCCGTGGCATTATGGTTCCTTTCATGCTTCTCGTTTCCGAAAGTCGTTTGCACGGCACCGACGCGGCAGCAGCTCCACGACGTTTTGTGGGCGGAGATCAGCAAGTGGCAGAGCAAGAGTCCGATCCTCAAAAAAATTCTCAAGTGGACGAAAACCAAAATCTACATGCGGAACTATGAGGAACGCTGGTTCGCCACCGCTCGGACCGCCACGAAGCCGGAGAACATGCAGGGATTTCACGAAGACAATATGCTGTTCATCGTGGATGAAGCGTCCGGCGTCGCCGATGCGATCATGGAGGCAATTCAAGGCACGCTCTCCGGCGAGAACAATAAGCTGCTGATGTGCGGCAACCCGACGCGCACGTCCGGCGTCTTTTACGACTCGCACAACAAAGACCGTGCCGAGTACTGCACACGGAAAGTCTCCTGCTTGGATAGCCCGCGGACCAGCAAAGAAAACATTGCGATGCTGGAGCGGAAATACGGCAAGGACAGCGATGTCTTCCGCGTCCGCGCTGAAGGCGAGTTCCCTCGCGGCGAGTCCAATTCCTTTATTGCGCTCGAAGCGGCGGAGCATGCGAAAGATGTGGTCCGGCTGCCGAAGCCTACTGGTGGGAAATTGTATGTCGGCGTCGACGTCGCGCGATTTGGCGATGATGAAACGTGCATATATGCCCGGATCGGCGGGAAAGTCGTCGGTACCCGTTTTCACCACAAGACCGGCACAATGGAGACGGCCGGCTGGGTACTACGCGTGATCGACGCAGCGCGTGCGGAATATGAAATCGAAGAAGTCGAGATCCGGATCGATGATGACGGACTCGGCGGCGGGGTGACGGATCGGCTGAACGAGGTCAACGAAGAGCGAAACTTCGGCTACACGATCATTCCAGTCCATAACGGCGGTGCGGCGCAGGATAAGGAGTATTATCGCAATTTGGGTTCCGAACTTTGGGGGCATATTCGCGATATGCTTGAAGAAAACATGCACAATCATATGTTGGGTCAGGAAGGCGTGCTGCAAATACCAGAGGGTGACGAAAAGCTGATCGCGCAGCTCACGACCCGCCAATGGAGCGTAGGTAGCAATGGCCGCATTCATTTGGAGCAGAAGGCAGACATGAAGAAGCGGGGTCTCGGTTCGCCGGACCGCGCGGATGCGTTTGTCCTAGCATTCGCAAACGTCGATCCGCCGACCGGAGGATTTGCCTTCGGATCAGTTTGAAAATTTCATAAAAGTATGTCTTATTCCTCATAAGTTATTTTGTTATTATAAATACAAATAATTTGAAATGAGGAGATTAAGTAATGTTTCAATTACAACTTGATTCAGCGTTATCAAGAAGCTTAAGTCATAATTTGACCGACCATTTGTCTATCCGAACCCACTATGATATGTCTGAGCATGAAACATATTATCTTTCTTCAAAACATGCAGATATTCTTGAAAAAGAAGATGTAACACGCGCTTGTTTTAGGTTAAAAACACTTCTAAGGCTTTTGAATTCATCTTTATCTCTTTGCGGAAGTAGTTTTGAATGGAAGCTTAAAAACTCTCCTGTAGTAGAAAGTCTTGGATTTTTCTATATTGATGAAAGAGATGATGCAACTAGGATTTACCCGGAACCTTCTTTAGAAATTGAGTTAGAGGAGCTGGAAAATCCATTTGAAAACTCTGTGGAAATAGACTTTCGCAACGGAATTGAATTGAGAAGGAATAAAATCATGCATCTGGCTTTCCTTGATCCTCTTGTACGTGAAAACTTATTGTTATATTCGTTAAGCAACGAAGATCCGCTCTATATTCTGGTCAACATTTACAAAATTCTTGATACAATCAAGTTCGATAAAGCATCAAATTTAAGTCAAGTAGAACCTTCAAAGATTACAGGCCTCAATGCACAGATAGCTAGATTTGAAAGTGAAAACCTTCGACATTTTATCAATACCAGAGACGGATCAGGTTTTCTAGCCAGACATGGAGCGGATCAAAAAGTTTTCCGGAAAAGCAAACCTACTTTTGAACAACTAATCGACGCTACACACGACCTCTTGAATACCTGGATTGATATCAAGTTATCAATTAATTCTTTATAAATTTAATAGTAAGTTGATTTAGCGCCTACATCTATGTATGGCGCTTTTTGTTGTGCCGGAGGAGGTGAGAGCAATAGGAGTACGAGATTTCTTTATCAATCTGTTGGGCGGACGCCCGCGAAAGGAACCGGGCCGGCAGACGGAAGCCTACACGAACCCGTGGGGCTGGGGAATGAGTGTTGGAAACAATATGCCCACCCCAAAGCGAACCCCGGCGAACTTGCGGCAATTGAGCGAGTCGCCGGTACCACGCCGGGCGATCAACGTGATTAAAAACGGCATTACCCGCCTGAATTGGTCCGTTTCTGCAATCGACGAGAACGAAGCGGAAAAGTACCAGGACATTTGCAAGATCATCGAAACGGCGTTGCTGAAGCCGAATCCCGGCGATTCGTTCCGCTCATGGGTGGAGCAAATCGTCGAGGACATGTTGGTTTGCAGCGCAGGCGCTTCGGAGACGCTTCGAGCGGGAGATCCGCTGCGTCCGTTCCGGATGTATCCGGTTGACGCATTTTCGATCGAACTGTATCCGGAATGGGACGGGAAACCGACGTCGCCGCGTTATGCACAGCGAATTTACGGCGACCATGTTTTGCTGACGGATGCAGAAATGATGTATATCCGGATGAACCCGCGGACCCACACGCCGTTCGGCCTGTCTCCGATGGAGGTTGTCTGGGAGTCGGTCAACAAGTTTATCGACGCTCACGACTCCGCAGGCCGGCAGGCGGGTAAATCCTTCGTTCGAAAGCTGATCAATCTGGGCAGCAAGGCGGACAAGAACTTCGTCGACGCCTTCCGGGATTACTGGAAGCGCGAAGTTCAAGGGAGCGGAATCACGCCGATCGTAGGCGGGGCCGAAAGCCCGAGTATTCTTGACCTGGGAGCGGCTGACGATAAGGCGCTGTTCATAGAATGGCAACGCTTTTTGATCGAGATCGTCGCGATCGCTTTCGACATCTCGCCCAAGAAGCTCGGGCAGACGAAAGACGTCAACCGAAGCACAGCGGACAGCGAGGACGAGGATACGGAGTCGACGATCCAGTCGATTGCGGAAAACCTCGTCGAGCATATCAATCGGAATATCATCGACGGCATTTTCAAGTTGGGTGGCCAGGTGGAATTCAAATTCCACTATGAAGCATCACTAAAGGCGCAAAAGGCGAAAGCGGACATCCATGCGATTTACCTGGACCGTCGAACCATAACGCCGGATGAAGTGCGCGCCGACAACGCGCGGAAGCCGTTGCCGAACCATGCGGGCGAAGTGGTGCTTCAGCCAAGCAATTTGTCCGCCATCGATTTGAACAAAATATCTGAAGATCAAGAGCCGCCAATTTTGCTAACGAAGGGGGGTGAAAACAAAAATGCTGAAGACTTTGAAGATGAACAAGTCCAAGATCCCGGTTCAGGAGTTTAAGCTGGCTGCCGAAACTGGCACGACGCACCCGAATAAAGTGCCGTTCAAGTGCGCGTTATTTCATTGCGACAAGCCGAGTGACGCTTCGCCGCACGGAGCTGGAGGCAAACTGATTCAGATCTCGTCGACGGTCGCCTCCCGTGACTTGCATACGTTTATCGGGATGGCACTGAATATTGACTATGCAAACGGCATGGCGGATCACGATCCACGCTTTAAAGTGGCCGTGATAGAGAAAGCGGAACTGGACATGCAGGGTACCGCTTGGATTGAAGGCTATATCTACGCAAAGGACTTCCCGGAAGTCGTCGCGACGATCCGACATTACAACGGCATGGCAGCGGAATATAACTGGAGCGAATATCAATTCGGAGCTTCGCTGGAGATGGAAGCAGCCGTAACAGTGTCGGAAAGCGACGAAAACATTTTGGAAGTCCTTGAATTTTGCGGAACCGGCGCGGCGATTCTGTTTGCGGAAGCCGCTGCTTATCAAACATCGAGCTTTGCCGCAAGACGGCAGGCGAAAGAGGAGGAAGACTACGAAATGACAGCAGAAGAAGTCAAAGCGATGCAAGAAATGATGACCAAACTTCAAGAAGGCATGACCAATATTGCCGGTAGCGTGGAGAAAGTTGCGGGTAAGGTCGAGACGATCGAAGGTGAGGTCTCCGCGATCAAGGCGGCCAACGAGAGCGCAACGCCGCCGATACCGGAAACACCCAAAACCCCTGTGACCCCCGCTGCTGAAACGGAAGAACTTAAAGCGGCGCGTGAAGAAACGGAGCGCCTGAAGAAAGAAGTGAACGACCTGAAAGCAGCGGCAGCCGAGAAACCTGTCGAACCCGAGCGCAAAACTGCCACGGCCGCCCAACTACTCGCCAAACATGGCGGCACGTTCAAAGACGAAGACGTATCGGATCACCGCTCGTTCTGCGCTGCTGTCGACCAAATGGGCCTCGACTCGACGCAGTCGATCATGCTCAAGATGCGCCATAAAGAAACGCTGCAAAAAACACAATAAAACCTGATCAATCGGCAGCTCCCTATTGGGAAGCTGTTTTTTTGTGCATGAACCCAATCACAGAGGAGTGTATATACCCATGACAAGAGTTTCGGGAGTTGAATGGACGGACTTGGCCGGTGCTGCGCAAATCATTGCACCTGGCGCATTGATCGTCGATGATTTTCAAAAAGAAATTACGGATGCGCTGCGTCGCAATTCCGTGCTAGACGCCCGGCTGAATTATACGCCGGCAACTGGTGACTTCTCCACGTATTACGAACAAGTTTCGCTGAAGAACGGGGACTTCGTTGATCCGCGGAATCCGACGGCGACGCCTGCGGATAACCAACGTGTACCGCGTTCGGCTAAAGTGAAGGCGCTCACGAACCAAGTCAACTTCGGCCATTACGACTTGACGCTGGCTCAGCAGCAGAACAACTTCCCTGAACTCAAGGCGAAAGACGTCAACGACATGATCAACGGCATTACGCTGGCTCACGGAAAAGGGCTGTGGAGAGGCACAGATACCGCTTTGGCGGCACCTACGACGCTGCAATACGTCGGTATTCCGAAGCAGATCACGAATAAATTCACGATTGCTCCGGAAACGTCGATCGTTGCCGGCATTCGGGCGAAGGTAGCGGCAATGGTCGCTTCCGAGAATTATCTGTCCCGCCCGACCGCAATCTACATCGATCCGATCGGTCATTACTATCTTGAACAAGAGCAGGAAGAAGCAGCGAACAACAATGTTCAAATCTCTGGCCTGTCCAAAACGGTTGTCGCCGGTCTGGAAGTTATGGCTATCATGACGTCCGCGGGTATCATCCCGATCATTCCGGAACCGTTCATGCTGTCTGCGGTAAGCACAACGGATGCAGGGATGACGGAGTACGGCATCGCGATCGTTACCGAAAGCATGCTGGAATATCATTACGTTGGCCGTAAAGATGCTTTCTTGTTCGAGCTGGGCCGAGCCGAAGACCTGCAAATCAAGTATATCGGTATCAAGTATGGCGCGCCGGTCGTTAAAGGCGGGGCATATGCTCATGCTTACGGCAAAATCATCCGTCCGACGATCCAAGCCATTTAACGTGATCAGCCAGGCGAATACGGCCTGAGCGAAAAGGAGAGAACCGAGATGGAATTGAATCAAATGCAGCGCCTGATCGATACACTGACGCAAGCGGAGAATTTGCGGACCAATTCGAAGATCGGCGACGAAGCGGGGCAGTTCCCTAAAAAGTTTGCGGATGCGTTGGAGTCGGAAGTCAAAGCAGCTAGCGCCGCCGCACGCGTCAAAGATCAGGAGTCCGCTTTGTACGAAGAAGCTGCCGATCGTCTGGAAAAGGCGATTCAAGCGTTTGTCAAAGCGGAGAAAAAGGAAGGTCCGAAGAAGACTTCGCTGCAAGGCGTAGTTTTGAAAGGCTGGGAAGAAGGTCAAGAAGGGACGGAAACTCTGTTTATTCGCGGAAAAGTGGTGAATTTCCGGGACGGCCAAGCGGAAGTACCCAAAGACCAGGCTGATGAATTGCGGAAAGCGGGCTACATCGAATGAGCCGGTACCTGACGGCGGAAAACACCGATTTTCTGCCGGCGGGAATGGATCTACCGAGTCCCGCGACGGTTATCCGCGCTTCGGCGCTGATCGATGCGGAATGTCGGCGGGAAATCGGACTTAAAACCTATACGGAACGGGTACCGCTGACAACCGGATACGGACACCTGACCTACAAACCGATCCGGGAGATCGTGGCCGTTCGCGGACGCGCTGCCTACGGCTTAACGGGCGACAACACTTTCGGAGTGCCGGAGTTGGCGGAGATTCCGCTGACTTCTTTGGACGTTAACCGCGAAACAGGTTCATTTTCCTGTGTAGGATCAGCGTTCGGCATCCCGTATACGGAATTGGAAGTGGAATACGTGAGCGGATATGATCCGATCCCGGATAACGTGAAGGTTGTCTGCGGCATGCTGATCGAAAAAATGGCGGCCGGATATGATCAGAATGTGAAGCTGAAGAAGGACTTCGATTTTACGATCGAATATTTCGGGAATAGCCTGCTCACGGCAGAAATGTGTGACCTACTGGCTCCATATAAGGTCATCAGCTTCAGGTAAGGAGGGAAACCATGTTTCATGAGTTTGCGCACCGGCAACGACCGTGTACGATTCGCGGCGAACCGGAGCGGGTTATATTGACCCGAGATAAAAATTCTTCCGTAGCTGCCCGCCAGTACGTTCACGGCGGCTTATTTGCTCCGGAATCAATCGTAAAGCCGGGCGACACGGTCCGCGTAGACGGATTGGACCCGCTGATCGTCCTCTCGCTTCGTCCAAACACCGAGCGGGACAAAACAACGGTGATGGTCGAAAGCAACGGTACGGCGATTGTGCAGCGTCTCAGCAAGCAATACGATGCTAACGACAATCCAATCGGCGAAGACTTCGTGCAGATCGCTGAAGCTCCCGGATATCTGGAGCTGGTCAGCGGCGACATGCGGCAGCGTGATCCCGGATTGCTGGAGACGACGACGCACATCCTGCAAGTCCCGATTGACACGGACGTACCGGAGGGGAAAGACGGCGTTCATCCGGCGCGAGTCGTATTCGGCGACAGCAAGCTCCAGGTATCCGTCGTCAACCGGTACAAGTATCCGGGTGCGCTGTACGTTCAGCTCACGGAGGACAACCGATGATTACGAGCATGATGAACGGGTTCGATGCCGCTGGCGCAGAAGCGGCGCTGACCAAACGATTGACGGCCGAGGTGGCCGAACTGACGAAGTTGGTCCTGAACAGTGCACGCGGAAATATCCGGTACTACCCGGAAGTCGCATCGCATTTGCAGGAACAGCTTTTTGTTTTGGCCGGACAGAGCATCAACGGCGTCGTGTCGTCGAGCTTCTGGCAAGCATGGCTGGAGCAATTCGGTAAAGGGTCGCTCATGGCCGGGCCCGACCAAAACCCGGGACTGATCCGCTACATGTCGTCCGGGGAATGGAACAACCTACGGGACCGGAGCAGCCGGGCGATCGTCGGCCGGATCAAAGGCACCTACCGCGGTATCGACGGCGTCGAACGGAAGTCCGGAGGCGGACGAGCAGGGGTCAATCTTGAGGAGTTGGCGGCGCAGGGGGAGATTGATCCTTCGTTCGGGCCGACTCCACCGACCTTCTTCCTTCGCATCGCCTTGCAAAGCAACCGAGGACGCATTCTGGCTTCGTTACAGCGAGTTATTGAGAACTTCCCTTACCACGCTTACTTTCGGGAGGGAAAGCCGTGACGACGCTGATAGACGCCGTACAGAACGCGCTCAAGGCGGACGCCGAGTTCATGGCACTGTTGGGATTGACTCCGGCGGCGACGGGTGATCAGATGACCGCTCGGCTTACGAAAGGCATGGAGCCGGACGTCGTTATATCCGCTGCTACGGTGCCGCACGTCTGCCAATACACGCAGCCGGGCCGCTTTGGAACGAACCACTTGGTCTACGAAGGTAAATTTACGCTCGACTTCTATGCCAAAACCTCTGCCGCCGCGCGGGCGCTGGGCGAGCGGGCATTCAAAGTGCTGCACGACAAGCGAATCTTTTCCCCGGGGTTCGCTTCTTTCTTGTGCGTTCTTGCCTATGACACGGACGCTGCGACGGGCATCAAGGACGTGAAGATGTTCCGCGCATTCTATGACGTGGATTATTTACGGATGAACTGAGGAAGCGAGGTGAACGACATGACGGAGAAAAAAGAGGGTCAGCAGCAGACGGCAGAAGAAAGCGAATCGGAAAAGCTGATCAAAGAAAAAGTACGCCTGACAAAAAAGCTGCGTCTGGATAGCGATACGCCGGTAGACGGGTATCGCGAAGCAAAAGAATACGAACGAATCAAAGAAATCGACGCGAGGCTCTGGGAGCTCGTTTAACCAACAAAAACACGAGGAGGCAAAAGTACATGAGCACTGAACCATTGGTATTTGACGGAGTAGGGCGTCTGTGGACGTACGATGAAGAAGGGAATTTGGTATACAACGACGACAAAATCAACAGCGTAACTTTCCAGCCTAGCTTTAGCTGGAACAACGTATTCGGCGGCGAAAGTGGCCTTCCCTTCCACCTTACGGCGCAAGATTTGGCCGATAAACTGAGCATTGAAGTGCCGCGCTATTCGCCGAGCTTGGCTAAAATCTCCCAAGGGGCTGATAACGATCGCGGCGATCAGGTCATGGACGAGTTTGAAGACGGATTCTTTTCGGAAAACGGCTACCGACTGGAAGCGATGAAAACATTCGGCGGAAGCCTGGTCGAGGGAAGCGTCGAAGTTTGGGTCGCTGTGGATGATTCCGAAGTTCGCAAAAAGCTTGAACTTGTTACGACCACGCCTACCGTTGAACAATATACGGTTGATGCCGATGGATTGATTAAATCGGCTGAAGCAAACAAAGACAAGCCGTTTTCTGTAACATTCAAACGTAACACGTCCGGCAGCTTGACAGGATTCTCAGGCAAAAGAAGACCGACTCCAATCAAGCTGATTCACCGCTTCGAACTGCTCAATGATGCCACTCGTAAGCCGGTACAAATTCAGCTTACGGTATATCGTTGCGTAGGCATGGGTACACTGGACGCAACCGCGCAACGCAAAAATGCCACGACGACAACGTTGGAAATGCAAATCCTTGATCCGCCGAAGACCCCTGATAACCCAAAGGGATACGCTGCAACAATGATCATCGGCGTTTAATCGCTACCTAAATCAAATTTGATCCCCGCTCGGGAATGGGCGGGGATTTTGCTATTCAAAACAATCGAAAAGAGGATGCAAATATGGAAACCGCACAAAACACAGAAGATAAATCGCTTGATCAAACACTGAATATCGGTGACACAATCCGCCTGGCTGATGGCTTGGAAAAGAAAATTCGTATCGGAACGATCGGGCTGCTTCATAAAGTGAGAGGGCTCTTGCCGGCAGAAGAAAGATGGAAATTCTCCTTTGTCGTCGGTCGTCCTAAGGCTCAAATTGACGCTCTCAAAAAAGACGGAGAAGGAATTGAAAAGCGTGAAGTCGACTTTCCTGCTGTAGAAGCTTCCTATCGCGAATTTTTCGAAGAAGTTCTTGAAGGCGGACTTTCGGATGAAGAGTATTTCCGTGTAGATCCGAAAGGCATCGAAGAGCTGGACGCACTGCCAGATCGATTTCTATAGAAACTCATTCCCGCCCGATCCGGATGCTGCGGTGGGTAGCGGTGGATCGGCGGAGAACGACGGTTCGGGAACGGACTGGATGGGGCTATGGGCGCTTTGTATAGCAAACGGCATATCTGATCAGGATTGGCCGAACATGACCATCCCTAAAATCCGAGCTCTGATGAAAGAGCGACAACGGCTGCAAGAATTTGAAATCGTGCTGCATGGAGGAAAAGTGGAAAGTTCGTCGCAGGAAGCGAAAAAAGCGGTGTTCCTTTCAGACCTCGGTATCATGCCCGCGCAGAAAGGAGAGAAACCATAAATGGCAGACGCATCAACCGGACGGGACGTCGTCGGCGCACGGATCAATCTTGATACAAGCAAAATGATGCAGTCGTTCAAAGTGATCGACACCGGGGCGCGCGGTAACGCCGATTCCTTCAAAGTGCTGAACTCGCAATTGGCCGCCGCCGAAAAGTCGTATAAAGCGATGTCGACCGCTATGGACAAGATCGCTTTGACAGCCGATCAGCGGAGACAAAAGATTATGGCCGAGTCGAACGCTCTCGTGCAGCAGCGGACAGCGCAGGCGGCTCTCCTGACGGCTAAAACGCAAGCGCTCAATAAAGAGAACCAGATCACTCAACTAAAGATGCAAGAGCGGCAGGCGATCGTGCAGCGGCGGAACCAGCAGATCGAGCAGCAAGAGCGCGAACACCAGCAACGCATGCAGATTTTGCAAAACCGCACGGTTACGACCAGTCAGCAGGCCGCCCGGTCTACGGGTACCGGCAGCGATATTGCGGCGCGGGAACGCGTGTTGCAAGAAGAACATAAAATCCGGCGTGCGATCGAACAGAACATCCAGCAGACAACAGCGCGACAACGTCAAGCCGCACAGGATTACGAGAAGTTTTGGGTCAATGCGTTGCGTACGCGGGAGCAAAAGGAAGCAGCGACCCGCGAAAAAGTTCTTCAGGAAGAACAGAAGATCCGCAATGCCCTGGCTAAAACAGATCAACAAACGAAGCAAATGGGCTTGACGATGGACGCGATGTCGAAGAGCTGGATCGGTCGGATGTCGGATATGGCGACGCATGCCGTCGTATTCCATACCGTTTACCGTGCGATGCACGAAGCAACGCAGGCGATGCGCGAAGGTCTAGTTGATATTGAGTCGAACATGGCCGGTTACGTGCAGACAAATGAACATTATTTTGTTCATTTTGAAGATGGCACGAACAATATGGTCATGGATACGAAGAAGCTGAATGCGGAAACTCAGAAGTTTATTCAGACCGCCCATGAACTTGGTTCAAATATCATGGACGTCACGGAGTCCGCGCGCCTTTGGGGCCGGATGTACAAAGATGTTAATGTCGTGCAGGAACTGGTCCGGCAGTCGACCAAACTCTCCACGGTCGACATGGTCGAACTTGAAGATGCAACGAAGTCGATGGAATCGGTTATGTCACAGTACGGCGTGCACATCCATGATGCGAACGACGCTATGGTGATCGGCAACCGGGTACTGGACTCTTGGTCGAAGGTCGCACACGATACAATGGCGCCTGCGCGCGACCTCGGCGCCGCCTTCCAGCGAACGGGTAAGATCGCCGCGGAAACCGGAGTCGGATTCGACTTCATGAACGGTCTGATCGCGGCTGGCGTTCGGAATACGGCGTTGTCCGGCGAAAACTTGGGCAACATGTGGAAGACGGTACTCGGTACCATCCGGACAGATAAAGCCGTCGCGGAAATCGAGCGTCTCGGCGTGAAAACGAAGGAAGTCGTAAACGGGATCGAACAATGGCGTAAAGCAGAAGATATCCTGCTGGACCTTTCGATCCAGGTAACGGACAAAAACTACGACCTTACTAAATCGTATGCGGATATCTCCCGTGGCGTATATCAATACGCCAAGCTCGCGGCATCCCTGAACGCTGGCGACATCCTGTTAGGTACCGCCGCTTCCATAGGATCGACCGGGTCGACCATGCAATACCTAACCGTGCAGATGGACACAATCAGCCGCAAGGCCGCGCAAACAAAAACGTCGCTTTTGGAAATTTTCAACACGGCAGGCGAAGACGGACTGCGCCAAATGATTAAAGACGTGCTGGACGGGATCGATCAGTTGTTAATCGGCTTAACCAAAGTTCCGACCGGCGTATACGCGGCTTCCGCAGGCATCGCGGGACTGTTCCTGGCTTACAAAACATTGTCGGGACCAATCATGGCCGTCGTGGCCGCGACCAAAGTGTTGACGGCCGCAAAGGTGGCAGACGCAGCGACAACAGCCGCCAGCACGGCGGCGACCGGCGCAAACACTGCGGCGAATACTGTGAACATCGTTTCCGGAAACGGCGTTGTCGTTTCGACGGTCGAGCAAACTGCCGCGCGAGGGGCGAATACAGCTTCGACGGTAGCCGCAACCGCCGCAACAAGCGCTTTGAGCCGGGCCCAAGCAGTCGCAACCGTAACGACAGCGGCCGCAACTGCCGGGCTATCCTTACTGATCGGAGCGGTCGCGCTCTATGCGTTTAAGAGCGGAGAAGCGGAGAAAGCCGATCGTGAACGCCAAGAAGCTTTGAAAGATAAAGATTCGGCGAGTCAGCAGATGATTAGCCAGTATCAAAGACAAATCGAACTGTTACCGAAGTTGGTGACTGCTCATGAATCTTTGTCGAAAATGATAGCGGAAGGCACACTCTCCTCCAGTAAACAGGTTCAGACTAAGCGCCAACTCGATCAGATTTCGCAGGCGTTGACGATGACGATCGGAGAAGAGGGTGAAGCACAGCTTCGTGCTGCCGGCTATACAGCGGCGGCGACTCAAAAACAAGTCGACAACCTGAATCAACTGATCGCTAAGCAAATCGATTACCGAAGAAGCGCGTTGGGTGATCAGAAAAGCGATCTGGCGAAGCAGCTCGAAGCGAATAACGCAGCTATCGACGAAGCAAAAAGTAAAATTGAGGCTTTGAAGAATAGTTCGGGAGAGCGAGGTTTGGAGTTTTTAAAAGGCGTATTTACTTTTAAAAATATGGATGAATCTCTTCACGCACTCGAAAGATTCGAAGGGAACCTTGAAAGTTTAGAAGCAGAAGGTCGCAAGCTGCAAGCCTCGATCAGCGATACGGATGTCCAGATGGGCCAGATGACAATTGAAGCAATCAATGCAAAAGCGGAATTGGATGCTTTGAGCGGGGCATCCGGCAAGGTCGCTGATACGTTAAGCCAAGTCGCGGAGGACGTGGAGGAGCAGACTGAAGCTCTAAAAAAATCTATCGACGAGAATATTTCGGCGATTGCTGAATTGAACCAAGCTTCCGATAAAGTCGCAAAAAATCAATCGTTCAATGCGCAGGCAGCGGCTGAACTGATTATGAAATACCCGGAATTGGCCTCAGAGATCAGAAAGACGGCAGATGGCTGGACATTTGAAGGAGATGTGCTCGTAAAACTTCGAGACATCAAAATCAAGAAAGCGATCAGTGATCTGAAGGCCGAAAGGGAAACTACTCGCGAAGTCGTTTTACAGTCCTTAAGACGCATTAGCGTATATGAACAAGAATTTGCTTCTATATCTTCGTTCGCGGAAGCGAGAGCGAAGCTCGCCGACTTAGAAAAGAAGCAGTCTGATGCCCAAGATCGAGTCGTAGCAGCCTCGGAAGCCGCGGCGCAGAGTTTGCTCGGATCTGGATTCGCGCCTTTCAATGTGCTGCAAAATCAGCTTGAAAGAAGTGCCGATGCTCAATCCGAAGGCATAGAGCAGGTAAAAGCAGTATTGAACGAATACGCTGGTCAGCTCCAACTGAGTAGCAACCAGATCGACGCCATGACGAAGCTGTTGAACGATAACACTTATGGCGTCGAGGAGAACGAAAAATCCACAAAAGACGCGAACAAAACGAACAAAGAATCGGTCGAAGTCATGACCGATCTGATGAAGTCGATCGAAGGAAACACCAAGTCGCTCGACAAGCTCGATTCGGCCAAACGACGCGTTGCGAAGTCGTCGAAAGAATATCTCGATCTGCTCAAGCAGGAGAAATCCGCGCTGCTGGAACGGCAAGCCCTCTACGAAGCTGGATACGAAGATCCGACCCAGCTTATGCCGATTGAAACAGAAGTCAGCGGAGGCGGCGCGGGCGGAGTTGGGACAACGGGACTTAACGATTTATTCAGTACGATGTCCGGTTACGAAGGAACGTTCAAGTACCTGTGGGGCGGAAAAGCTTCTTCCTCGTTCGATCAGTTTTTGAAAAACGCTGTAGCAGACTGCTCGCAACTCGTTCAAAAAACGTATAAAGAGTTTCTTGGGATCGACGTAGGAAGGACAACGCTCGATCAGTACAACAACAGTAAGAATCAGAAGGTTCAAAAGTCCGATTTGAAGCCGGGCGATTTGATCTTCTTTAACACAACGGGGCGCGAGCACTCGCACGTCGGCATATATAAAGGCGACGGCAAGTTCCTTCATATCGGCGAGAAAAGCGGATTATCCACTCAGGACATGAATAACTCGTATTGGTCCGGAAAATTCGATGGCGCGGTCCGCTTCCCAGGTGTAGCCAACATGAGCACGCCCACTTCGGCAAGCCCAAGCACGTCGAACTCATCCAGCACGGCGAGCGCTTACGGGACCTATACCGGAAAGTACGAAAAAACGATCAATGCCGCCGCGAAGAAGTACGGCGTGGACCCGTTCCTAATCGCGGCGGTCATCCAGCAAGAATCGAGTTTCGGCGCGAACGGTATTACGAACGTGATGCAGGTTAATGGGATGGGCAACTCCACGGTTGCGGAAAGCATCAGTGCCGGCACAAAAATGTTGGCCGATTTGTTGGATAAAGCGGGCGGAGATTGGAAGATGGCGCTCGGCGGCTACAACATGGGATCCGGTATCATTGACTGGTTTAAAAAGACTGGTGGCTATAACAAGGCCGATATGATCGCTTACTCAAACAAGTACAACGAGGGTAACGGCTACGGTACAGTTTCTTACGTCGATGATATCGCCGCCAAGTATTCGCCGCGAGAAGTGACGACAAAAGCACCGACACAAAAGGATGTTGCGGCGAAGCAGACGGAAGCAGAAAGCGAACTTTTGAAGATCAGCGATCAGCTTTACGATATCGATGTTGCAGAGCTTGAATCAAAATTGGGCATTAAGGATATGAAAATCGCCGACAAGGAGCTGGCGATTAAGCAGTCCGAGCAGCGACAAGAGAATATGCGAAAGGATTCCGCAGAGTACAAAGCCGAGTACGAACGGCAGCTCAAACTCAAAAGCGAAATCCAGCAGCAATTGCAAGAACAGCGTCAGCTCATTGATCAATCCGGACTCGTATCCGACGAGTTGATTAACAAGCGCCGCTCGTTGACCGAAAAAATTGGCGATATCCAATCCGATAAGGGCGGGATGAAAGACCAGTACAACTCCGATCAGTTCGAAACTCTCCAGGCCAACATGGAGGCGAAGGTTGAGCGGATGCGTCAGCAGGGCCGCGGGGAAGCAGAGCGGACGAAAGAAGAGCTTCGCTTCTATCAGGAGCAGTTGAAAAATGCAGCGCTGACGGAAGAGCAGCGGGCGGAATCGACCAAGCAGGTTTACGACCTGACGCAGCGCCTGACGGAGATCCAGTTCGACGAGTCGAACAACTGGATCGATAAGCGAGCGAAGCAGATGGAGCGACAAGGTAAATCGGAAGCAGCCATTTTGCAAATGCAGGCATCCGGTTACGATCGCATGCGGAAGAGTCAGACGCTCACGGCGGCGCAGCGAGCTGAGGCCGACGAAAAATACTACGATGCATCTCAAAAGCTTGGTCAGGCACAGTTTGAGCACTCGAATGACTGGATCGATAAGCAGGCCGAGCGGATGGAGCGGCAAGGTAAATCCGAAGCTGAAATTCTCCAGATGCAGGCCGAAGGCTATAACCGACTCCGGAAGAATACGGCATTGACTGCTGATCAGCGCGCCGATTCCGAGAAGAAATACCAGGATACGTCGAAGAAACTTGTCGAGGCCCGGTACGAGCATTCGGAAAACTGGATCAACAAAGAAGCGATCCGAATGGAAATGGCCGGGAAAGATAAAGTGTCTGTACTCCAAATGGAGTTGGACGCTTATTTGCGTATGCAGGCGGATAAGACCCGTTCGGCGGCGCAGCAGTGGGAATTGGAACAGAACATCTACAAAACCCGCGCGGAGTTGGATCAGCAGTTTTATTCGGCCGCCGAGAAGCGGATCAACCACGCCAAGGCGATGGGACAGCTTACGACGGCGCAGGAGCTGGTTGAGTACCAAAAGCTCCAAGCTGCTTATCTCGAAGGCACCGACGAACGTATGAACGCGGACGAAAAGGTCTATGACCTGAAGAAGCGGCTGACTGAGGAAGCGACGAAATCCGTCACTGAAGCGGCGACGAAGCAGAAGAAGGCGCTCGATACCGCTCGCGACGCCGAGATCAAAGGCATCCAAGCCGAGAAGGACGCGTATACGGCGGCGCAGGAAGCCAAAATAAAGGCGCTGGACGATCTGATGCAGGCCATGGAGCGTAACAATGATCAGGACGACTACGAGCGGCAGCGCGCGGAGAAAGTCGCCCGGCTTGAATTGCTACAATCCGCCGTCAGCCCCGAGGGAATTGCAGAGCGGAAGCAGGTCGCGAAGGAAATCGAGGATATGGACCGCGAACACGGTCGCAAAATGGCGCGCCAAGCGCTTGAAGACCAGAAGACCGCCATTCAGGAAGAGCAAAAGACGCAGGAGAAGGACTTCGACGATAAGATGCAGGCGGCCAAGGACCATTACGAAGGCTTGTCCGCAGCTTACGACGAGTTTTCTTCGACGACCGAGCTTTCCGCCGAGAACCTGAAAAATCTCCAAATCCTCAAGGAAACGGAGAAGAACGAGACGATCATCGCGCAACTGGATCAATTCGTCGCGGACTACCAGGCTCGCATGGACCAGATCGCCGCGGCGCAAACACTCGTGACCGAAGCGGGCGTTCCTACCGTGGGGCTGGCGCCGGGAACGGCTTCTAAACAGAATACTGACACGAAGGCGCTGGACTTGTATCAGTACAACGCCAACAAGGACGCGTGGGATTTGGCGAAGGCGCGCGGCGACGCTGCGGCTATGAAGGTATTGGCCGCTCAGAACGAAGCGTTGCGCGCGAAATACGGCATTGGCAAAGATACCGGCAAACTACAGCAGTTCAGCGAAGGCGGCATCGTTCAAGGGATGCGCGGCGCAGCCGTTCCGGCTATTGTGCATGCCGGTGAAATTGTAATGAACGACTTCCAGCAGGGCAACCTCATGAAGCTGTTGAATATGAGTCTGCCGAAGATCGATTTCTCGATGCCAAAGTTCACACCTGCAAGCACGACCAACAATACGACTACGATCGATAACCGGGTTTCGATTGTATCCGGGGACAATCATTTTGAAGATGAATCGACGGCTCAAGTGTATTGGTCGGAACGCGATCAGTTCTTGCGTCGCGTAAGTATGAGGGGAGGAAAGAGCGGATGATTGATGCAACTGCAAATGGCACCAGCTTTCGCTCGATCGGCCTCGGCCTGATCAAGCACAATATCCCCGTCCTACCGCCGACTCGCGATTACAACGTGCAGCTTGCCGGACGTGACGGGGAAATTGATTTCGGCAGCGACTACGGACCCCGGGTGATCAACCTCGAATGCGTGGTCATGGCCGAAGATACAACATTCGATTATCACCGCAGAGTCGCCCAAGTGGCGGCTCTTTTTAATGCGCGAAAAGGCGATATCGCCTTTTCGTTTGAGGATTTGCCGGACCGGACCTATTACGGTCGGTACGCCGGTACAATGGACATCGAAAAGTTGCTGTTCGATGGCATGGTCACGATCCCGATCAAAATGCACGATCCGTTCCCACGTTCGCCGGAGCGGCTGCAGGAGCTAACGATTACGCAGTCTCCGCAGCAGCTCAAAGTCGAATCGGATTCGGACGTCGGCGCGCAGCCGGTGATCGTGTTGACCAATATCGGCAGCAATACGATCCGCGGACTTAAATTCGCAAATGAATATATCAGAGAGTGAGGAATCGAAATGGCAATGCAAATCTCGAACTGGCTGTCAGAGCGAATTTTGAATTCTGCGCTAAGAGGAGTGGCTTTTACCCCACCTACAACTTGGTTTATTGCGCTCTACAAGTCTGATCCTACTGCGGCAGATACAGGTCAGGAGGTTTCAGGTAATGGCTATGAGCGTCAAGCGATCGCTTTTACTGCCGCCGCTTTAGAAAATGGAAAGCAGACCGGGAAAAACACGGCCGATATTGAGTTTCCGATTTTTACGGGAGATATCGGCCTGATTACCCACATCGGACTTCGAACGGCGAAAACGGGGGGCAATTTACTGTTCCTAGGTCCGTTGGGTACACCTAAGACGTTCTTGATGAACGACAAAGTGAAGATCTACAAAGATTCTATTGTCGTTCGTTTCGGGCAGTAAGGGGGAGCGTAGATGGCACAACAAATCATGTACCCGGCGCAGATAAGCTCGCCGGGAACAGAACTGGCCGTTGCCGCAACTGTCGCCGCAACCGAAATCACGCTGCTCGATGCGTCGAGGCTGCCGAGCGCACCAAATCTGGCAACGATCGGCAGTGATGAGACAGCGGAAGTCATTTTGTATACGGGTAAGACTGGCAATAAGCTGACTGGCGTATCGCGGGGCTTTCAGGGCGCGGCGAAATCATGGAGTGTCGGTACTCGTGCAGCTCGTTACTACACCGCTTATGACCACGATACATTCAAAGGCAATATCGAAGATTTGCAGCAAAATAAATTATCTAAAGCCGAACGTGTAGTGACGACGGGGGATGCATCTGTAAACTTCGACGTTTACGATCGTCCTGCAACACAATACTTTACGTCGAGGCGCACAGGAGCGCTTGTAATCGTCTTGCCGAAGGGCTGGGCGACAACGATGCTACGAATCTCTATTCGCGGACACAACTTCACCGGAGCGACCGGAGGAGGTGGCGGTTGGAATCTGGATCTGACCGGGTACAGCTATCCCGACTCGCAAGCGTGGCTCAATGCATCCGCTGAATTGAGAGGATATCCACCGTTTACAGCGAATGAAATTTCGCTCGGTTTCGATGCAGCATTGGGACGTGGAGTAATCGTGCTCGGTTCGGTTTCAACAAGCTGGGATTACGCGACTGTCGAGATCGAAAACGTTCATGCCGTCTATAAAAACACGGATGGATACGATAAAGATTGGCGTATTGAAACACGAACCGACATTTCAGGAATCACCAAGACTGTAACGCCTAAATCGTTTGCTGCAAGAGAGGATGCGGCAACGAAACTTCCGATCAGTGGCGGAGATATGACGGGGGCGATCAAGCGGACATATCTAAATGCGTTTAAAACGTATAAAAATGTCGCGGGGCATTACCTGTCCGCCGTTACTTCAACAGGGGCAGTTAAAATCAAAATCCCACGCACATTTAGTGCGACGATGCTAGATATAGAGATCGCGGGATACAGCCATACAACAGATGGCGGATCGTGGAGACTGATCTTATCTGCTTATGCGAATAACGGCGGAGGGGGCAATTGGATTTACCCAAAGGCAAAACTGATTGGAGATGCGCCATTTTCAGCCGTCACATTCGGATTTGATGGTACAGACGCCTGTGTCTTGTTAGGTGGAGTGACGACAGTTTGGGCACAATCTAGCATTGAAGTCGAAAAAGTAGCAGCAATATTCACAAACGTCGACGGTTGGGAAACAGGCTGGAACATCTCACTAATCACTGACGTCAGCGGTATTACGAAGGCAGTGCAGCCTACCCTGCAAAAGCTCGCTACACAGGTATACGCAGATTTAGTTCTCACTTCCGCTAAGGCAGATAGTACGGTAAAAGCTTCAGAAGCGGAAGCTAATGCCAAAACTTATATAGATGCTAAGGTGGCGTCAGCTAAAAGCCAACTTGATATATATTCTGGCTCAGATCCAACGGGTAAGCCGAATGGATACATGTGGCTAAGAGCAGACTTATAAGGAGAGGGCATGTATATGGTGAAAATAGGTACGAAAAAAATACGTGTCAATAACTCTATCAAAGACGTTGGGATATATTCTTTAGATGATACAAACATATCTTATAAAGGAGTTAGGGTTCAAACACCAAAGGGAGTCGGGTGTTTGAACTTCGTTTCAAATGGCGGAGATATCCCGGCGGTGAAAATTCAAACACGTTCTGGGGTTAAGCATTTGAAAAGCTACTCGTACTCGACAACTCGAGATGTTGAGATTGAAGAATCTAAAATTGCTTGGGCCTATGGGTCTGAAACAGTTGCATATAACAATATCACTTGGACAAACATCCGAGTATACACGCTGTTGACCTTTGATGTTCTCCCAAGGGTAGTGAAAATTAATTTCGCAATTGCCGTTGATCCAAACTATGCAGGATATGCGGGCACGGTTTTCAGGCTCTTATATAACAACGGAAACGGTTGGATCATTAGTAGTTTGACGATCCAACCGAATCAAGCAGGAGTAGACTATGCAGGAAGTTTAAACTTCTCTGAATTTGATTTAGATCCGACCCAATTCCGATTTGTTTTTCTGCCCGATCAAAGCAGAGGACAAATGTTACTAGCAAATAAAACAACTTCATATGTATACAAAAAAAATGTGACCGAATACCACTAATGTTAAATAAGCTTTAAGGCAAAAGCGTATAAAAAAGCCCTCAATCATGAAAGGTGGCGATACCTTGTTTAATGCAAGCCCATTCGGGCGTACACCGTTCGGTCGGGCTGCTTCGCTTGAGATTGCACTAGCCGTAACTTTTGAAACGCAAACGGAATTTGAAGCGAGGATCAACGTAGAAGCTCCGTTGTCTGCCGTGTTTGAGTCGCAGACGGAAATGGGTGCGACCCTTATCCGGGAGACTTCGTTGGCTGCCGATATCGAAACGCAAACCGAAATGCTGGCGCAGTTGATCCGTGAGCGAATGATCGGCGCGACGATCGAGACACAGACCGAAATGCTCGCGAAAATCGTCCGGGCGCACGTCGAGGAGATTCGGTTTACAGGCAACTTCCCACCAGGTGCACGCATCGAGATCGATACGGCCGAAATGACCGTGACCATCAACGGTGAGAATGCTGCACATTTGATGGAAGGCGATTTCTTGGAGCTGATCCGCGGCGTGAACACACTGACTTACTCAGACGGCGAGACGCAGCGATCCGTCCTAACGCGGATCACGCATAACGACAAATACCTGTATTGAGGCGATGCTGATGAACAAAAAATATTTAGAAGCGTTCGACAAAAATCGTAAACGGACAGGGTTCCTTATCTCTGCTAGCAACGTAGAACGGCGCCGTCGGATCAACTCGGATTACGAGCTGACGTTCACGGTGCCGATGACCTCGCAGGACTATAAGGAAAAAATTCTGTTGAAAGGCCACGTCCAGGACGAGCGCGGCCAGTTTTACGTAATCAACGGACGCAGCCGGGTCCGTGGCGGCAAAGCGTTAACTGCGCAGATCGTTTGCATGCATGTGATGACGAAACTTACCGACTTCAAAATCCCGTATGATCAATATGTGGAGGAAATGTACGGCGTGCCGGTCAGCGTGCTACTGGCGCGGATCACAACCGCAACCGGCGGGTTGTTTCAATTCAAGATCGACGACGACTTTGGCTTGCGCGATGTGAAGGACTGGGGACGTACAACGGCAATGGAGGCGCTGAACGCGCTTGTTGAGCTGTACGGCATGGAAGTGGAGCCGGACAACTACGTGATCCGATTGCGCAAACAGATCGGGGAAGACAAGGGGCATCAGTACCGTCTCCGGAAGAATATCGTCAATGACCAGTTCAAAGATCAAGCGTCGAACTTGGTTACTCGCATGTATGCAACGATGAAAGATGGCCGAACGTGGATCGGGCAGCCGGCTTCAATCCTCACGGTTGAAGAGCGTGCGCGGCTCGAAGCAGTGCCGGGTGCGATCGTCAACGGTGTGCTGAAATCGAACTTCCTAATTTCGCAGTACGCAGGCGCGTGGGAAAGCAATGATATCAAGTTTTTCGACGGCGAAATGAGCGACCAAGACGTCGAAGATCCGAAAGAACTGCTGGAAGCTGCGCGGACAGAGCTTGCGAAAAAAGAAGTACCCGAGCTGGAGGTCCAGATCGATACGGCCGATCTGCATAAGCTCGAGGGTAAAGCGGCGCCGGCGGGTCTGGGGGACATCGTATATGCGTACGACCCCGAAATGGGATTAAAGAATCTGAAGGCGCGAGTTACGGAGCTGACCGAGTACCCCTTCGCTCCGGATCAGCATTCAAAAGCGACGGTGGCCAACTTTATCCGATCGGATTGGAACGACATCATCGCCGATTTGGATAAAGCAAAAAATATCGTCAACGATATGATGTCCGGGGGCCGAATCCGGGCCGACATCTTCGAATCGTTCGCCCGGCAAGCGGTGATCGACATTGACAACAGCAAAACCGAGATCAGCTACCCGGCCGAGGGTGGCATTCTGGCGCAAGAGAAAACGAATCCGTTGAATCAGGTCCGGCTTACGGCTGGTGGCTTGGGGATCAGCACGGACGGCTGGAAAACGATCCGATCAGCGGTGACGGCGCGCGGCGTAGTTGCGGAGACGGTCGTCGGTCAGTTCGGTAACTTCGTCTCCATGCTGATCGGCAGCGGCGAAGATGTCACACGAATTAACAACCGTGGGATCTCGGCCGGAGCATCAAATTTTGATACAGCGCCGTTCCGGTTGAATATGAAAGGCGATCTGATCGCGAACAGCCTCACGGCCAACTACGCCAATATCGCTTATTCAAACTTTACCAATGGCGCGATCACTGGCTCATCGATCAACGTGGGCAACGGGATGTTTACGGTGACGTCCGGCGGTATCATGAGCGCGACGTCAGGTCGCTTTTCTGGCGATATTGTAGCGTCAACCGTTCGTGGTACTGACATTGAAGGCGGAACAATTACGGGCGCCCTCTTCCGGACAGCGGCATCTGGTCGAAGAATCGAGGAGAACATAGAAGGATTTCGCGCTTACGACAGCAGCGGAGTAGCGCGTATACGAATCAGCACGAACTCGGATAACGGTGTTGCGTCGATCGGATTTTACGGTCCCGGTGGATCATATTCGGGTGAAATCAATTCGTATCAGTCCGGCGGGCTCACCTTGTTCAGCAGCGATATCATTATCGGATCGAACAATACGGCAAGTCCGATCCGCTTGCAGGGAGCGGCTACTATGGCGGGGCCGGCAACGTTTAATAGTAGCGTCAATTTTTTGGGAAGTGTAAGTGGATTGACTCTTGGCATCGGAGATATATCCGGGCTGCGCGCCGAGCTGAACAGCTTGAGAAATGCAATCGAATCTAAGTCAGATAGAGGACATAGCCATTCGTACACGGTTCCTTCACACAACCACGGAAATACAGCAAATGCTAATTTCGGAGGAAGCTACACAACAGGCGCAGCATAATGGTAAGATAAGGTAATCATTTACCACTATGTTGGAGGGGTTCCTATGAAAAAAGCTGGATATCTTGTTATTGGTTTATTGGCGGGCAGTATTTTGAGCACAACTGCTGGTGCGGTGACTGCTCAGGTGAAAAGTATGATCGGGACGAAGGTTGCTGCCGAATACACTGTTACTGTAAATGGAAAGGAATTGTCCGATAAAGCAGCGATTGTCGATAATAAAGCGATGGTTCCGCTTCGCGCGGTATCTGACTCGTTAGGAGCTGGGATTAAATTGGACTCGAAGAACAAAAAAATTGATGTTGTATCTGCTGAAGCTACATCAAATTCCAAAGAAGTCGACACGACAAATAATAAATATGCCGGTAGAAGCGAAACAGACTTGTTGAAGGCACTCGAAAATTATAAAAATAACATTCTCGCCCCCACTATGATTGAAAGAGATCAAATCAAAAAACAAGTAGAGGCGCTGGAAGATTCTCTCCAAGCCAGCTCTACAGAAATTAAAGAGAGTGCGTCTTTAGAAGCTAAAAAGAAGCAATTGGCCGAATACGAACAAATGGTTACAGATGCTGAGACGGAAATCTCGCTAATCCAGAGTGCGATAGATTCGATCAGCCAGAAGTAAAGCGCCGCCATGGTTAAACGAAATCAATTTATTCTACCCTCAATAATTTTGGCGGTCTTGTTGTTGGTCATTGGAAATTTCGCTATTGAGAAAATACAATCTGCAAGCTCATTCATATCGAAGGTTTTCGAGAATGATTCAGAAAGAATACATCGGAAAATTTTCTTGTTACCCGATAAAGAGATAAGGGAGCTTGTAGCCAAGGGAATGGACTTGAAGTCTGATGATTGGATGCAGCTGGATTCCATAAATGAGTTGCCGATTATTGAAAGTGATTTACGAAGCGGTGCTGAACACAAGCTTCCCGTAGTTGTTTTCGACACCCCCCAAAACGAGGTGGTATCACGCGTATATCTGAACAAGCACGGATTGCGTCGCCCATATCTTTCTGATTACCATAGTTCCTTTGAAGATCGCCCGTCCTACGAAATACACTTTCCTATTTTGGACGGGAAAAGGTTAAGTTTTTCGGTTGAAATTTCCTTGTCTAAAGCAGAAAATTCGCCTGATCTAACCTTTTCACTCAGGCAAGACGAACAAGAAATATATATAGAAAAAAGTTCGCGAGTAGCTCGAAAAGAGCACTTGTTTTACAATGAAAAAGAAACCTTATTCTCGGACGATCGGAATATCCGCTTTGACGCTGATCCGAAAATTGTAGACTATTCAAAACCGGCCGAACTTTATGTGAGTTGGGACGGTACATCCGATTACGCTGTATATGAACTGGATTTCCAAAAATTTATAAAATAATTCGCATTAAGCCGCCTATTCCAGAGCGGCTTTTTTGGCGTGCGAAAAGGAGCGAAGTATGAAATACAAAATCGAAATGAAATGCAGAATTGACCTAACCAAACCGGAGGCTGAGTTGGCTGATACGATTTCCGCTGTGCTTCAACAATATCCGCCGCAGCGACAACGATCGATTCTGCAATCTCTTGAGCTGGAGATCGCCACGGCGCTGAATGCTCTTGACCAGGTGCAGCAGATCGGCGACGACATCCGCGAGGGAGGTGATGCCGGGGAACCAGCAAAGTCGCAAGAACCGCAAGAACCGAAAGAGCCGGAGCCGGCCGGATAGAGCGCGCCCATTATGGGACGCGCTATTTTAATGCTCTTTTTCCGGGAGAGCACACATATGAAGGGAGCATAGGGGATGGGGGATCAAATTTTCAAGGGGTCGTGGGCGGCCGCTGGGGCCGTAGCCGGCTTCTTGTTTGGAGGGTGGAGTATGCTGCTCAACGCATTAGTATTTTTCGTCATCATAGATTGGCTTACGGGCTGGGGAGCTGCTTGGTACCGAGGTGAATTACGGAGTCGTGTCGGATTCGCCGGAATCGTAAGAAAGGTTGCCATTTTCGCAGTTGTAGCGGTTGCGCATTTAGTTGACATGGTGCTGGGTGACTTGCACATGTTCAGGGATGCGGTTGTATTTTTCTATCTAGCGAACGAATTGCTATCAATCATCGAAAACCTCGGGAAAATGAACGTGCCGATGCCGGACTTCTTAAGAAACGCCGTTCATATTTTCCAGTCTCGGGCACAGCCTACGGAGAATCCGCAGTTGATTCCGGAAGCGCAACCTGAAGCGATCAAAGCGGAGAAGGCGGAGGAAGCGGCAACGACCGCACCGATCGTGCCGGATCCGGAAGACAATAAAACGGCCTGATCGGCCAAGGAGGATACCTCTTGAATTTGAATAAATATGAAATTGAGCGCCGGTATATCCGGAAACGCTCGAACACACGGCCAGGCACCCGGATGACAACCGGCGTGCCTGCTTTTTTTGTTGCACACGATACTGGAAACCCGGGAGCAGACGCAGATAATCATTACCGTTACTTTGATGGGCTAACGGATCGTTCAGCATCCGCACATACCTTTATTGACGATCGAAAGATTCTAGAGATTATCCCCGCCGGCACGGGTCCGGATCCAGGAGAAAAAGCGTGGCATGTATTGTACAACGTCAAAACTGACAACGAACGCTTCGGTTATAACGCGAACGATGCAGCAATCGGCGTAGAGCTGTGTTACGGCGAGGCGTGGAAAAGTGGAAAGCTTATTCGAAAGATTGATTTCGAAGAGGCTTACAAGCGTTTTGTCTGGTATATGGCTTACTGCTGCACGAAGTGGAAGAAAGACCCGCGTCTATTCATCCCGAGTCATAAACAGCTTGACCCGGCGCGGAAGATCGACTGTGACAACGCCCTTAAGTCGGGAGGCAAGACGCTCAAGGATTTGATCAACGATGTCGTAGCGGAAATGGCTGCTGAAGTTACTCCCGTACCGGCCCCGACTCCGAAACCGGTAGAACTGGACTTCAAGCCGCTGACCGAATATGCTGCGAAATCTCTTATCAGTAACTACGTGCGCCCAGCATGGAAACAGGCGCGGGATGCCAACAAAGAGCCGGAGGCAGCTCACTGGACACGCTTGGCTGACAACCTGCGATCGGCTGCGGGCGTAGATATTGAAGGGAACAAGCTGGCCGCGCCGGTCAAGCTGCATAAGAGCAACGTGCAGGAGATCGTCTTCCGCTGGCTCTCGCCGGCCTGGTACGCGGCGCGCGACGCCGGAGATCTGGATCGAGCGAAGCACTTCAACGCGCTGGCCAATCAACTCCGTGCGGCCGCCGGCATGCCGATTGAATAAACAAATAGCCCTGCCAATTAAGGCAGGGCTTGTTTTTTTATTGGCCTAGGGAAAGAATATCTAGAGCCATCCCCGTATAATATTGATATTCGGATAACGACTTTTTCTTACCAGCATAAGCCAAATCAAAGGCTTCTTTCGTGTACTTCATATACATATTAAAATTGTACTCTGTTCTCGTTGCATAAAATTTGCCCAAGTACATATTTGCTGTTTTGTACCTATTTATGGAATTTGTATAGTTAGAAAGTATTTGAGATGGACTGCTATCTGTCATGTAAGAAACCTCCGACTTCATCTTAGAAACCGATGTCGTAAGCTCACTGAGATTCTGCTTCGCAAGATCCAACTGCGTTTTGGTTCCATAGATCTTAAATTCGTCGTAAGCAGCGCTGTGGGTACGCGAAGTGCTGCTTATCAAGTCGCCCAAAGCAATCATTCTATTAAAGTCATATGCTTTGATCACATAATCTCTACCTCGATTGATGATGATCTCATGATTTTCAACGTCACTCGGGAAATTTTCATAATAAGAATCTGCTTTAACTGCGCCAACACTTCCTGGAAAAGCGAATGCGCCCGCTAATGCGATTGATAACGCTCCTAACATGAATTTTTTCAAAATATCATCCTCCGCATCTTGTTTGCTTCAACCATACCAAAAAAAGGAACAAGCAACTAGACATTTGTTTGTTCGCTCGATACAATAAGAGCAACCGAAAGAATCGGCCCTACCTGAGATCAGGCGGGGCCGTTTTTGCGTTTAAGGAGGCTTAGATCATGGAGAATACATATAAGGAATTAAAAACGGATATGGAGCTGCTGACGGCTGCTTTGCTTCAGGTACTTGTCGCAGTGGTAGACGAAAATCCGTTCGATCCGGACGAGCTCGTTGAGCCAGGAGGAGTCGTTGAAGCCTACACACCTCTTAAAGTACAAGTGAATGGGGAATGGTACGCACGTAAATACTGTTCGTTTCGGATCACGATATGACAAAAGCCCACTCAGGCCTCGGCCTGTAGCGGGCTGTTCTTATTGTAAGCTGTTTAGAGCTTTCTTCATATAATAGGCATATCTTTCCTGTGAAAGTTCTGCGATTTCAACAGATAAATTGTATGCTTGGTCATCGTATTTTACAAACGAATTAAAATTGAATTGCGTTGGAGAATTATAATACTTCTTAAGATATGTATTAGCAGTTATATAATTATTAATGGCTTTTAAGTGCAGACTTAGAACTTTAGTGGCTGCCGGATCGTTCATCACTTTCAACGTTCTCATGTTTTCAGATAAGTCGCTTCTACTTGTCTTAGCCAGGTTTAATTGTTGTTCAACATCATTAATCAGTTCTTCTTTATTGTATAGAAGTATTTCATTATAAGCTATACGATGAACGCTTTTTATCATTCGAAGTCCCTTAGCAAGTTGTGTACACGCGTTAAAAAAGGCTGCATTTTTGATGCTTTGGGCAGGATCACTAACGCTCGCATGAAAAGCAGGCATTTCTCTACTATATGAAATTTTTTCAGTTTGAGCATAAGCACTTGTACCAACCAACATGCTAGCAAATAAAATCAAAGATATTTTCTTTTTCAAATAAATCACTCTCCATGATATTTGTTTCTTAAACATACCAAAAAATCTCAAACTCGACTAGACGCTAACTTACTTGGTTGTTATAATAAGAACAACCGAAAGAATCGGCCCTACCTGAACGATCAGGATAGGGCCGTTTTCTGTTTACAAGGAGGCTTATATGAATACATATAAAGAACTGATCAGTAATGAAGAGTTTTTCGCCGCAGCGTTGTTGCAGGTGCGAGTGCTTATTTTCGACGCGCAAGACAATTCGATTGTCGATTATGGCGGTCCGGTTGAAAAGTATACAGAGTTTAGTGTCCGGATAGGAGGCGTGTATTATCAGCGTCATGTAAACATATTCAAGACAACCAATTAACTTTTAAGGGACGGAAACCGATTAATTGTTGAAGAGAAGTATCAGTACTTATCGAAATACATAAAATGAAGAGTTTTCGAACAATGGAGGGGTTATCAGCAATGAGTAAAGGATTTGTCGTCAAGATCACAGCGGTAGTCGCCGCATTAGGGATCATTCTATCGGGGGTACAAGCGTTCCAACAGGAGGCTTTAGCGGCTCCTGTCCAGCAGATCAGCGCCAGCGTTTCGAATTATGCGTATCCGGCTAATGTACAGAATGCTCTAGCAAATTTCAATAAAGTTCGTATTTCCGCCGGGCTTACGCCTGTTGAGCTTGATCCTTTTCTTACAAAAGCTGCTCAGAATCACGCCGCCTATATCTCGGCCAACAACGATATATCTCATTCCGAAGTACCTGGAAATAAAGGGTTTACAGGTCTTAAACTTAGAGATAGGTTGATTGCAGCTGGAGCGGGGGATACGTTCAATTACACTGATTTAAACGAGGGCATAGATTATTGGAAGAAGAGTGCTTTAGAGGCTATGAATAACTTGATCGACGCCCCTTATCACCGTATCGCTATCGTCCATCCACAGTTAACCCAGATTGGTGTAGGCATTTCAGGGGATGCTTTTGTCTTCACCTACGCTTTGGGCGGGAAAAGTTCTGATATTTCTATTTATCCTTACCCAAATCAGACGGGTGTTCCTGTGTCCTTCAATGGTTTGGAAGAACCCAACCCTCTAGCAGGGACAGGTATTTCCACTTCCGGTTACGTGGTCACTATTTCTGCGCCTAACTCAGTATCGGTTAGTGGGAGCATAGTTAACTCTAAAGATGTTTCTATACCTGTAATAAATAAGAAGAAAGAATATTCTGCCACAAATAGCTACTCAGATTGGCTAATCATTCCTAAGAAAGATCTTTCCCCCGGCGAAACGTACACTGTCACCGCTGCAGGAAAAACATGGTCGTTCACTACAGCTGGCAAGTACACAGGTGGAGTAACTCCTCCGGTAAACAATAGCTCGAAACCGTCAGCAGGTAGTATTAAGTACAACGCCAACAATATCGGTATTAAAATCAACGGCGAATACGTCAAGGTCGATCCAACAGCCCATTCAGTTAACAGTAATACGTTCATTCCGCTCCGCGGGGTATTTGAAGCTATGGGAGCCACCGTCAACTGGAACCAAGCTGCAAAGCAGGTGACGATCACCAAAGATGAAACAGTTGTTAAACTTACGGTCGGCAATAAAATAGCGATAATCAACGGAAGAGAAAAGAGAATGGGTACAGCTTCTTTTTCAAAGGACGGCTCAACCTTTGTTCCTCTGCGCTTCGCCAGCGAAGCTTTGGGGGCTAAGGTGACCTGGGATCAAGTGAATTGGACGGCAGTCATTACCTTAACAAAATAATGACGAAAATCCCGCATAGGAGAGATCCTATAGCAGGATTTTTTATATTTGAGTTTAGTTAATAGAAAGACTATAAACTTATTAATAGTTATTACAGTAAATATTTTTTTATTGATAAATTAAAAAATACATACTACTATTACTTAGCAAGTTACTTGTATTTTGGAGAAATTATATTTATGAAATCAAATGGCGAAAAATTTAAGTTTAAGCGTAGGATAAATTAAAATTCAGGAGTGATCATGTTGACTTTGATTGTTGATGAATTTATTGGATCTTTCAAACAAAATAACTTGCAGTATTGCGACTCTCTTATCAAGAGCGGAGTTGTAAACATAAATGTAACTTCAATAAATCATACTGTTTCTCAGAAAATGACTGTTTTATCGAGCGCATGTTTTATGGATAGACAGGATTTGTTTGACTGGGCAATATCTAGAGGAGCTGATGTTAATCTGACTAACCCCCTTATTTACGCAGTTAAAGTACGTAACAAATATATGGTCGATAAACTTCTCTTTTTAGGAGCAGATGGAACAAAAATGTTTTCCAATATACAACCTGAAAACATTGTCTTTCTGATTCCTTATTTTTTAGAAAATAGAGATACGTTTATTGGTATAGCATTAGATGAAGTTAGAGAGACAGGGCGCGTCACAGAATTTGCTAAAAAAATGAGCAGATTTATTATGCATTGCAATGGGATAGTTGAAATTCCCGATAGGGCTCCTAATGAGCGTTGGTTGGATAAAGGTGTGCGCTTGTATGATTGGCTAGACGGGGAAGAGATTGTATGGTTTATAAAGAAACTTCATGCTATTCCTAAGCAAGAAAAAGAAATTATAAAGAAATTATACGATATGAAAAAGTAGTTGCCTCATTGAGAGGTTAGCTGCTTTTTTCTTAAAATTCATTTTTGAGGTTTATGTATGCTGCAATCGACTGTCTGCTTAACCCAATGAGCTTTTCTTTATAGACATGTAATGGTTTTCTTACTATAAAAATACCGTTTAACTTATAAAAAAATGCGGCGTAGCAGGTTCTCAGAGATTTTTGAAAGTGGGAGTTGATCTAATGTCCGTCGAAAGGCGGCGCGGAGTCGATCTGGCTCACTGACAAAACTCCCCGTGACTAGTTTCGGGAGGAGAGATCCAGAAGAGGCGGAATCGAATACTGGATAGAATACTAAAGGCCCGCCGGGAGATCCGGGGGCCTTGTTTTTATTCGCAACCAACGCCGTCTCCGTCGCGATCAAGCTTTCGGGAGTATCCGGGATCGCCTTCGTAAATCGGATCAGCGCCAGCAGCACGTACGGCTGAGCAGTTTTCATAAAACGTATACTCGACTTCTGGTTCTTCAACCGGCTCTGGTTCCGGTTCAGGCTCAGGAGCCGGTACGGGTTTAGGTTCGGGCTTTGGTTCCGGAGTAGCAACAACAGGTGCCTTCTCAACAGCCGGTTTCTTTTCCGGTAACGGGGTCGTAACCTTTGCCGACTCTTTTGCAGGTGCGGGAGCTTCTTTTTCAGCAGCCACAACCTTTCCCGTCGCTTCGCCGTCCAAGACAAACAAAACTTTGGTGCCATCGGCGTAGTCACTCAACTGATGACCTACCCAAGATCCGGAGCTGCGATTTTCGGACGAAGGGACGTAAGCAATATCTGCCCCTGCGCCACCTTCAGCGCACATGGCCATCGGCCATTCGTCGCGATCGTGACCAGCTTTCGTTGCCAATCCGGCCAGTGAAGCATCACGATTCGAGTCTGCTCCGTTTCGATCGATCGTGCAGACTGCTGGTTGCCCGGCTTCAATTGCTGCGGAGATGTGAGCTGCTGTCTTTGGATATTTGGCGACCGGGAATTCCAGAACAACGTCATATTGCTCGTCCGTTTCAGCAGCGGGAGTCGGATCGGTTACGGGTGTCGTAGTTGCAGGCTTAGCCGTTTCCTTCGCGGGCGTTGTTGTTTTAGTTTCGGCGGCAGGCACGGAAGATGTCAGCGCTTTTGGTTCAGAAGTCGTTGTTTGAATAGTAGCGGTGTCCGGCGTCGCGTTAGTCGTCGCTACCGTTTCTGGTGTTGCATCTTTTGGGACGATCGTCACGATGAGAATAAGGAAAGCCCAGAGAACGCCGGTCGTTCTTTTTACTACACCAAATCGTTTCCAAGCGAAGAGAATCATGATGTACGGAAATACGATCCACGCAAAGATTTTAAGCCACTTCAATTTTACTCCCCCTCTTTTTTATACACTCATGTATTATATCGTCAGAGTTCCTTATTTTTCTATAATAAAAACCCGCCTAAAGGCCAATCTTAGGCGGATTTTTATTATAGATTGTTCAAGATGAATTTATAAATGTAAAATCACAAGTGTTCTCATTCAAGATTGTGTTGCGATTTACTTTCCACTTTGCCATTTCTAAAAATAAAAACGCCAGAGGCTAGAGGATTAGAGCCTTTTCCTTCGAATCTGTAAGTACTTAGTGATCCTCCCTCGTTTTTCAGTTCGCCAGGAGCGCCAATAATTTTCACGACTTCTTCATAAGTCATTCCTTCTTTAATTTGATTA